CTCTGAAACCTTGGGGCCTTGCTTCAAAGGGGGTGATTAGAGGGGGAGAGGGGCCAATAAAAATGGATTTATGATGTATAATGCTGATGATGGGGGAGATATGCCTACTTCTGCCGAGATTATGAGTCTTGTTAAGACTGCAGAGGAAGTGCACAAGAATGCTAAGGAGCTTTCCAAGAAGCTGTACGACCTGTTAAAGACGGAGAAGACAGATTCTGACGAGGAGGACGAGTATGATGACGACGGAAATGTCGTGGAGAAGAAACCCAGTCAGGTAGCTAAGGCTTACAAGGCATCATCTGAAGCACGAACCAGTTCATATGCAACATACCTCTTGCTAAACTCTATCATTCGCGATCTATCAAATGATACGAAGTGATTTGAGTATTTGAATTCTATACATTGCCTTGCGATAAAAAATGGATTTATTGAAGGCTTATTTTTGAATTGTAGAATGAACGGTATTTGCTTCTCGACACTGCGCGATATTGTTGGAGAACAACATGCAAATAAGGTTCTTGCAAAAGCGTCACTAATTGATGATGAAGCGATGCTAGATAAATTCTGGGAACGTCAGCTAGAACTCGCATATAACTACATTCGTCAACGTAGGGTTTTGCATAATACCTATCTGATTCGGGAAACCCATCGCAAAAGTATGGAGAAGTCCCTAGCTGAGAAGATGGGGAATGCACCTAATCTTGACGAGTTAGGACACCTTTGGAGACTATATCGCGTTGTAAAAGAACAATGGTCTAAAACAGATTCACAATGGGTGAAGGACTTCACAGTAAATGAGGAATATTTCGGGATTGTCTAAAATGGATTTTACATCTCTTTCTTAATAAAGTGAAAGATGCCCATCCGTAACTGGGCCGTAACATATTTGAAATCAAAGGATTCCGAATATGTTAATGTGAAGAAACTAAGAATCAGAATTCCACCAGATCTTATGACAACCTGTCATAACTGCGATTCTATATTTTCGTTGGCGCATACCGCATACTGCACATGCTTGAATGAAGTCTCAGACGCTGAGACAGTTTCACCATATGAAAAGCCGAAATGGCTTAACTAAAAAAAATGGATTTAATATTTTTGAATAGGGTTAAACTGCAAAATGTTTACCTGCCAATTCACTGTTAAGTTTGATAATGGAGCAACGGAGTTTACCACTCTACACGATATCAAGGCATTCCTCGCCTTCCTAGACAAGCATGTTACGGACGAGTGCGAACAATTTTATGGTGGGTCGGTGTTTACTAAGTGCTACTTTGATCCAGGAAGCAGTACCGGCCTAGTGTACGGACAGACGAACGATGGTGACCCATACATTACATTTGGTCTTTGCGAGTTTGCTGTTCATGAGGATGTTGCAGTTGTTCATTTTGAATAAAAAAAGCGTTAATGATAAATGGCTACAACATCTATTAATGATGTCGGGGGAGTGGGAACCCCCCTGACAGATACTACCGCGAGAGTAGTTTTTAATTCAGAGATCCCATGGATCAATGTTTTAGGAGGCACTTCTGGACCAAGCGGAAGTACTGACTTTAACAGTGTTATCCCTTATAATTTTTCCAGTGTAGCGAATGATTCGTTGACTCTCGGCCTTACCGGACTTGCGCCAAATGCAATAAGCAGAAACACGGCGTCTGCAAACGGAGGTATTACAAATCCAGCCAATGTCATAGGACTCAAGACTACAGCAAGAGCCAACTTCCCTATCTTGGTATATGACGATCCAACTAAGATGGCGTATCCGCCAACACACCTTAACCCTGTAATGCCAACTAGTGTTAACAAAGTTACGTGGAATGATAGATGGTATGCCGTAGGACAAGGTCCTACAAACTGCATAACAAGTTCTGATGGAATGAAATGGTCTGGATCAAGTCTTAACAATCCTCACTTAACTTCAATTGTAGATATTGCGTTTGATGACAACGATCTGGGTGTTGCTATTGGAGTTGGAGCTACCTACAGTGCATCATTTCTTATGGGAGGAGAAGTCTGGTTCCCTATAGTAAATGGTCTGACCGGTGTTAATAATCTAAAAGCAGTTATAAAAACTTCAAAGTGGATCATTATAGGTGATGGTATATCAGAGAGTTACAATGGTGTCATATGGAATACGGTTGTTCCAGCCACAGATAACATAAGCTTAACAAGTATTGCATGGGATCAACTAAGCAACGTGCACCTCGCGGTAGGAACAAACAGCACAGGGGGGCCATTGTTATACAAACGCGACAGTAATGGAGTTTGGTCTAATATAACAAGTTCGTTGAATAATATTCGTGGTCTTTACACACGTCCTGAGATAACACATACACTTGCAGTTGCAAACAACAACAATGGTGCCAATCCTTCTTGGATTGTTGCGTGTCGTACAGATGATTCTTACGACGTACGTACCATCCCAAGTGATCTATCTGGATCCTGGTTGCCAAGTGAAGAAATGACCACAGATCTAAGAATCACCAGATTGTACAGCGACGGAACGCGTTGGGTAGCTATAGAGAACAATTCATTCGCGGTATCGAATTTTAGTATGGGAGGATGGACACGCACTCAGCTACCAGTTAATGCGAGTCTTTCTTCGTACTCTACAAAAACTCTAAGTCCACCAGTTTCAAGGCCTATAACAACCGATACGGACGTTTTTATACGTGATCCATCGCTATCAGGGCTTTCTGCAACAACTATAAGTGATATAGAAGTCATTCCGAACATCGAAGTAAAATTGACACCGATAAACAGAACAATCCGCGGTGTTGTAACTCCTACAGAGACGTTCACCATCGAGGGAAACCTTCCTATCCCACAGTCCTATTCAAGTCCGTCATCGTATCGGTCATTTTCGCTGAGTTTCAGAGCAGATCCCTATATTACAAAATATGTTACATTTGCAACACCTGATGGTCAATCCTTTTCAATGAATCTTTACAACAACAAACTTTCAGCTCCGGTTACATTTTCAACAAATACAGGACAATCTTCTGCCTACAGCAATGACGGTATGGTCTACGCGAGACTTCTTAGAACACAGACAATAAACACGGTCCAAACTAGTGCAATAGCTAAACTGGCCGCTTATGTTAGTGCACTTGCTATTCCAGTCTCGAGCCCTCCAGACGTATTTCCATCATGGTATGACAAATCATCGACAAACTTCTATCAAGAAGGTAGAATGCAGTTTTATGCACCAACATTTGCAGTAACTGACTCTTCGTGGAACTACGATCTTACGCAGTTTGTCAATCTTACACAGTTCCAACGTGTTAACTATTCGCTTTTCAGCAGTATGGGCCTTGAATCAATAGATCTTAAGTCAATGGTTGATTCGATTTCTTATTATGGAGATTTGAACTTTGCACAGTTTGAAGCTATGTATGAAGCAGAAGCGGAACGTTCACAGTGGAAATTTGATAACTTCCCTTTAACTTCTATGAAGAAACTCAATGAGCACAATCTACAACCATATAACAAAGGTCAGTACCCATATACGTTTGTCAGATATAGATATGATGCACAAGGTGGGATAATTCCAAATTCAGCCCTTCTTGCTACTGGATATTTTCCAACAACAGTCGATGGTCAGCTTAGATTGAAAATGACAATCGAAGGAAAGGGTATTGCTGGAATAACTGCTGGATCTTACAGAGATTACACCGAGAATGCTGAGCAATTTTTTGCATCTGCAAACGACAAATTCAATAAGGGTGTTATCTACACTTCTGGTATAACCGGTGCTGGGTTACCTGTAACATTAGGTCCTGGTTTAACTGGATACAATGTAACTGCTCCAGTATTTAAGGATACGTCGGCCCAAAACGGGGTATTGCAATCTACCATTAATTCTATTGCAACACTGGAGAGCTATATCACAACTCAACATGGAATGCTTACCAGCCTTCAAAGCAATATTAATGCCAAGTTTTCATCGTTAAATACAACAATTGCAACCTTGTTGTCAAACATAAACACGAGAGCCGCCTTACTCCAAGCGCAACTCAATTTATCCAGTCCACAGACAACTATACCAAGATATTCCGAGACTACAGTTTTTAATGTAAAATATGATGGAGTAAATTTGAGTTTTTACATCGACGATGTGTTGTTCAAGCAATATTCGGTTCTAAATATTCAACCTCTGAGTGTATCGATGAACTTTGGAAATATAACAAATAATACACAGGGGCTTGCCGGCAGCGATTGGAATGCGAAGGCTATGAATGCTTTAACCTTGTCAAATGCAGGTGTAAATGTATATGGACTAACGTGTTCATTCAGACAAATAACTTTGAAATCGCTTGGGACCGAGCAAATAGTAAGTGCAATCGATTCAGAATACAAGATACAATATGAAAAAATCGATAATAGAGATTACACATCAGCGAGATCTATAGAGGCGGTGACCATTCCAATTATTAGTGGTACGATGCCGGCACTTACACCCTTGCAGCAACCATTTATTCCTGTAGACTATTACTATACAATTTCACGTTTTACAACGGATATAAATCTGCTCCTTATTTGTGCAACTCTCATTAAGCAAGATACAGTCACAACTGTATACTCTCCTGAGTACAATGCGGCAAGACTCGCATATTTTAACGTTCTAACGAATCAGGTAAACGCGACTCGAACAAACTTATCAACGCTGATTAATTCTGAAAATGATGCATTTAGTAATTCGAATTACCCTATTTATATAGATCACGACACGTTCAATGCAAGTGCAACAGATTTATTACGCCAATTAACAGACTATCCAATCGCTTATTCTGCAAGTGACGACTATACGTTCGTTCTCCTATGTCTACTTAACATTGCGCAGTTGCAAGCATATTATGATAGTGCTGTAACATATCGTTCATTGTTAGTAAATCCGTATACAGCACAAGGTGTTACTGGAATTAACTTCAGATACGTTGAACCCGGCGATACTGGTTCGACTGGCAACACATTGCAGGCAAGATATCCTGTGATTCCAGATAGAACTGCAATTAAGGCACTCTCGACAAAGCTAAACTATCTGGATTGGCAATATAATATTGGAATTACCGGTGGTGTTATACCAGAATACAGCAGCAGTGGCACGACTGGTGTAACTGGTTCACCAGGAATCATAAATACTGTAACTTCGTCAAATTTTAATTCTTATTTTTCGAATGCCTCCGCTAGTGCATCTGGTGTTTCTGGATCAATACAAGACTGGACTAACCTTCTACAAACGATCATTTCTGATGTGCTAAACGAACCTCTTAACGCATATTCAGTTGCCGCCACTTATGCCGACCAAATGAATACGGTTGGACTAAACAGAGTAGCGGACTTAATTATTAAACAAAAAACCTGCGATCTTTCTTTTGCGCGCAATTATCTTAACGTAATGTACGAAGCAACCCAGGTAATGTTTGCAAAAACCACTAAAGAACAAGAAAAACTCATCTGGGACTACTATTACGGGCTAGCTAATGCAACAATAGAAGTAAATGGTGAAAACCTCGGAAGAAATGTCATCATACGCTATCAAAGATCTTCTGGAAGTTTAACACCCTACCCCCAACAAACGATTACATTTGACGTAGAAGAAATAACTGGTTCATTTAGAGTGTATCGGATCGGCGAAAACTATTCAGACTATAGCATTCCTGATCAAGGATATGCCACCGGAATAATTCAGGCTATAGCATACACCCCAACTTCTACCGGCAGAACAACTAGTCTTACTGTTTTTTACCCTGAAACTGGAAATACGACAGAAACGGCAGAATTTCCCCAAATATTCACTTCATCGGCACAAGCAAGAACAACTCTGGAAACTCTTATAGGTAAAACATATGCTATTAAGACAGCATTCGGAAATGCTGTGTCTGGTACTGTACGCTCAGGAACTATCAGAGAAATAAACGTGGGAATATTTGCACAAGGTGTAATGACAAAGAATTATTCAATAGTTCTAGATGTAACAGTTGCTCTAGCAGCGCTTGTACTTGATTCAACAGATACTGTTTTCCAACAAAAGGGTTCTTATGTAGATTTCAGTGTAGGATCCGCTTACAATGGTGGTCTGATTACAAGTATAACTATCGAAGATAATGTAAAAAAGGCAGTTGTACCTATTGATTTTTATTCTTATGTTTCACCAAGTTCAATATTCTCAACATCTTCTGGAATAACGTATGGAAACATAAATTACAGCACCGAATATCCATCAGTTCAACTAGGACCAACTGGCGCAACAGGAGCATACCTTCCGAATACATTCCCAGAAATAATTCATACCTTTGGAACAGACTCATCAGAACTACTACCAAGAGCTACATATATGTCATATCTTGAACCAAACTTTACTGAACAATTTAACACATACTTTAATCAAAACTTCGGAACATCAGCAATACCTGCATCTGTAACGTCTCTTTACGATAAATATGTTCCATTGACCATGTTTAAAGATGCAACGCGATTCACCAACGCTTTTGTATACCGAATGATGGAAATTAAATTATATGGAGGAGATTGCGTAATGGGAGATCCATTCTATACCACTGCTCTAAACGAATATTTAGATGCATACAACCAGTACACAAATCTTACAATTCCCCAGACAACAATCGATTCGATTATATATGGAATTCGGACACAAATCAATCCAATGCTTACACAGTATTTCAATAGTTCTGCATTAAAGCAGAATGCAAACTATTACTTTTCACCGCAAGATAATGCACTATATTCTGAATATTTTCCCGCATTTGTAACCAGTGCATTTAACTCAAATTATTCGGGCATAGTCACTACTCAGAGAGCTCAAATAGCAACATTCGTTTCTTCACTTCCGTCTTCCTACACAGATATCTCACAGGTAACAACCATTATTTCAGATTTCCAGGCTGCTATGCTACCATACACTAATGAGATCAATGTTCTAACAGCGAGTGCAAATCATTATATACTAAATGGATTCAAGAGTTCATTTTACACATTTTACAACTCGCAACGCTTGTGCACTAACGTACTAGATAGCAAACAGAGATTTGATACCATACTTGCAACAGTGAGTGCAGCGGAACCTCCAGAGGTAGATTCTTGCGACGGTGTGGTAAGAAACTTTATAGTCAATATTCCACCGAATGATACGGCGAGATGGACCGAAGTAACTGGAATCACAGGGACACAATATAACTACAATCGATTCAACACAGAATGGCGTTACTATGTTGGAGACACTGTTGCTTATAAAGATAAAGTTTATAGATGTATAAATACCGATCGTTCAAATACAATCAGCGGAGTTGCTCCGGAACCATTTGATTCCTTAATTGTCTGGGCAACATATTATTCCCCACCATTGCTTACCGTAATTCCAGAAGCCGCTACAAGTTCTACCCCAGAAGCGTCATATCGCCCCCCCTATAGATTGAATCTAACACCTGAAGTTATCAGCCACTTTTTTAAAGAAGGAATTGCACCAGAGTACTATGATATATATACAAGCTGGGCAGTGCTAGGGCCAGCCAACAAATCACTCTATACCGGTGTAACTGGAACCACCGGCGCTATTCCTGGTGGCCAGGGGGTGTGGTTATTAGATTCAGATTTTAACCAAGAGAATGTTCCATTCTATGGAGAAGAGTTTGGCTACTATCAAGCTATGAATGCTAAAAATGCAAGAAACCCATATCTATTGATACCTCCGTATAGCGTGGAAGGAATCTACGAGATAGGGGATCTCGTTTCATATAACGGCAGCGTATATACCAGACTAGCGAACAGCAGTACAGTTGGTATTGATCCAACAATACCTGCTACAGCTACGAACGACTCTGCTTGGCTAGCATGCCCGTATATAGATATTAATAGCGTAGGTTCTAGTTTACCAGAGTTCTCCCGTTCTAGTGCATATGGTTACGGCACATATGTTAAATTTGGAGGAACGGTTTATAAATATGTAGGGGCAACACCATATGTCTCGTATAACTCTACTACAAACTATGCACTTGGAGCAGTCGTATTATACAATGACTATCTTTACGAAGCAAAGGTGGGTGGGCTTCTCCCCACTCCACCCATACCTGTAGATCGTGCTGCTTCGGACACCTGGTATGAGATGGGGCCATACGGTTCAAATCCAGATATAAGAATATTTTCACCAGACGTTAGATATACAGCAGGCGAATTTCTCTTAAACAACAGCATTCTATTCAAACTAAACGTAAGTGTTGATATAACCCAATGTAGAATATTACTTCCAGCTTTAACTACTATTCCATTCGAAGCAGGATCCCCGTATGTTGTTAGTTTCTTAACACCTGTATATGCAAATACTATTACAGTTACGCCGGATAACCAATCTTATATTGCCACTATCAATTTACCAGTTGGCCGCAGGTCTCCGAGCCCATATGGACAAGTAAATGGATGGACAGACTACTCCAATCCGATATACGAGATTATAGTAAATCCCGCACTTGCAAATTATCAAACAGCGCCTCCCAGCCCATATGTTGCCACGGCACCATTGGTCACTGCAATAACAAGTAGTATTACTCTTCCTGTTTCTGGGGGAAATTATACAATGCGCGCTCCGTCAGGTGTAGTTCCAGCTATTACGGTTCCAGTATCTGGAACCGACCAATCCAATTTGTGGACGGTTATTGCACAATATAATCCTGGTGTTTATTTTAGTGAGGTAACTGATTATGATCCAAAAGTTAACTATGGTATTCTCGCAAATAAAGTAGCCCCCATAGACTTACCGTTAAGTCATCAGATAGCATTCAATAACATTGCCAATGCAGTGACTGCACGCGTTGAGGCAGAAAGCATGCGTAATGGTCTAAGCTATCAGGAAGGGCTGCAAGCTGCAGCCATAGCTGTCAACGAGGAAAAGGTATCTTATATTATAAATAATTCACTTGGCCCAGTTGTCCATTTGGTCAATTACGATGGAGCTATATGGATTTACAAAAAGATAATTAATTTTGAGAATTTTCCAAAGCCAGAGCCAGACCCATTTCAAGCATGGAGTGTGTATCCTGCACAAAATCCACCAGCAGCTGCTTATAGTCCTACAACAGTGTATATCCCCGGAGATATTGTTCTATATAAGAATTTTACTTTTATATGTATTAGTGCATCATTTGGATCTGCAACGAATGAATATGATCAACAGGTTGCAGTTTCCGAATTTATGCAGGATTCGACCGCACATGCGGGAACTATAACCGAGTCTCAAACAGGACCTGTTCTCGATACTCTTGTCATTCCCGGAAACGAAACAAGCTCTGCTCCGAAGTGGGGCAATGGTATAGTATTTGATCATTGGTCGGTTCCTGGTTTTGCAAGAGATCTTCGTTTAGGGCACGCAAATGGGCTAGAACTTGCATATGTCACATATAAACATGATTTGAATGTATTTTTTACAAGCGAGCCAGCTATAACATCTGCATTTTCAAGAATGGTTACTGCCGGAATCACTGGATTTGATCATACTCTTACAGTAAATGGAGTTACTGGGACACTTGGATTTACAAACTACAATAGTGCGTTGACAACAATAACGTCTGCGTACTCACCTATTGAATTCTATTATTATTCAAAGTTGATAAAGAGCGTTGTCGTCTTTCTAGATGTGATTAGTGATTTAAATGATAAAATAAATGCCGTTAAAACTAACTGGTTTAATCACAAATTTACGTCAATAAGAGAATACTGGAGATCAAATTTGCAAATAAATCCACCAAATCCAACAGCCGACGGAAACACACAAAGCACACAAGATCTTGAAATATCTCCAATTTTAATTGAAGGAGAGGTTACCCTGACAACCGACGTCAATCGGAACTATCAAATACTTCTAGACCATATTGTAGATTTTCCGTTAGCAGTTAGAGTCCAAAATGACTACCGAGCTAATAGTGGAGGACAAATGAGAGATAGTGTTGGAGCTAACTCTAATCCAGATACTGACCTGTTCTGGGAGGGTAAAGGAAGTTCTTCTGATGGCAGATTTAGAGCCCTTTTCAATATAGAACGACCGAAAGATCCACTTGTGCCATATATACCACTCGGAGAAGATACTGCTCCAAAAATTCTAGCTATTGGTGCTGGGAAGACATTCTTCTCGTCTTGCGACCGTTATTATCAAGACTATTTATTCCAGGTTGAAATGTTGAACGAGAAAATGGAGGGACTCATAACTGCCCTTTATAGCATGACTGGATATATCAGCGCGAGCAAGCTAATGAATGGAATTATTTCAAATAACCCAGAGGAAGTGCATAAGATCGGCCTATCACTTAAAACAGGAACAGATGACGATATTCTTGTACCTATACTAACCCTTGCAGATCGGTATTGTATGAATCTCAGCAATACAGATGGTTGGATGGGAACAACTAATACTCCCTGGGTATCTCGCGTTGACGGCTCATTTGCATCGCCGACACTCGGAAATCAAGGAACAATTCCTGGAGTAACAACCAGTACGCCCCAACATACTATTTCATCTCTAAATCCCAGCGGAGCAACCGGTTCTAACCCTTTTAACCCCGATGTATCAAGATTAACAGAACCAACACTACAAGGAAGCTGCCCGATAATACACCAATACTCAGATGTAGTTAGTGCATTTTCTACGTTAGTCAGTGCGAATCTATCTGATTTTAAAACAAATCTAACAATTGGAAATATTTATCCAGGTTCTATTGGAGTAACAGGTGCATATATAACAAGAGATAATGTAAGATGGCCCACAGTAACTCCAACCGAACTATGGAAGTATCAAGGGAAAATTCCAATATCTAGCCCGACAAACCAGAACACAACATACTTCTACCGTTCAATTTTACCGTATGTCCAGCTAGCACAGACATTTAGTATGCAACCACCAGAGTACTGCTACACACGATCCGATACAGCAAGGAGGGTAAACGACTATATTGAACAAAAATACAGACAGCAACGAGAAAACCAAAAAACAGCTATAATTACTGCCGTGTGTGTAGTTGTCGTTGGCGCAATTCTTACAGCAGGATCTGGGGGTACTGCTTCTGCAGTGATAGGACCTAGTATGGCAATAGCAATGGGCACTCTAGGCGGTGCATTAACTCTTGCAACAACAGTGTCTGGCGTACTTTCCTTAGCCTGGCCAGAAATTGAAGGGTTTCAAGTATTTAACAATCCTTACGCTCTCATGACTGGTTCCGACAAATCAGCCGCCGGCCTCGCAAAAAGATGCCAAGCACTGCAAAGCCTTGTTTATGCCGCAAGCGGTGCAGCCACTGTAAACGAACAAGTTGATGATCTATTAAACGCGGCACCTGCTCTTGCAAATTATACGCGCATAACTTATCGTGGATACAAATGGATGCAGGTATATTTGAATTGGCTTAAAACAGTTCAAGTTCCCCGTGTCAAGGAAGGGTATGTACCAGCGAGCGCCGAACCCGGTCTAAACTCTCTTTTTGAGTCAATACCTGGTTTTGTTAGTGGACTTACAGGTGGTGGGGCAACTGGCGGTACACTCATTACATACGATCCAGCTGTAATGGACGATCAGCCGGGAAATTATGCTCTCCTATGTGTTCTACAAGAGATACAAAATGCAGAGATTTTTATCGCTATGTACGAATCAGAGGTGAAGATTCCTCCTATTATAAGACCTGTACCAACGCCGCGGCCGGCAATACTTCGTGTAAAATACTTTAAAAGCCCAGCTACACCATATACGGATCCAGTTACGGGACAAGTAAACACATCGCCGGGATATGGCGGAACTGTCACCGCGTTAGAAGTGGTCGATCCAGGGGAAGGATTCTTTGCAGTTGGCGGAGATTCTACTGGAGTAGGACATGTTAGACGATTCCAGGCGTTCGCTTCCCCGGGAAGCATTGCTTCTCCAAGTCAAAACATTATCGTATCCTTTGCTGTGCAGTATATTTCAGAAAGTTCAATTAGAGGTATTGCTCAAGTCAAAGTAGTAGATGCCAGACTAGCTGGTCCAACAATTGCGATTGATACAGCAGGCCGGCGGCTTTTTGCTGAATACAGAATTTCGCCAGGCAATATCGATGGAACTATGGCAGGCGGCAGTCAGCTTCCACCCCTATATAGTGCAAATGAAAGAATGCTTAGTATTCTCAATCACAGTAAGGTTGACACTGATACATCTATTAAATGGACTCTGGAATATCAAAGAGATGCACTAATCGACGCCAGCGCGTCGTTCAGAATGCAAAGCCTACGTGAAAGTGAACGTCAGAGATATATAACTGCAATTAGCAACGCAACTGGAGTCAATCCCTCACAAATAGTATCGCCAAGCATACAAGATCAAACTGCCGCAATCATCAAGGCAGGAAACGAACTTGCAACCAGATACGGTTCTGTACTTTCTGAGGCAGCGACGACAGCAGGCACGGCGGCAAGAACTGCCGCGCGTAGAGCAGCATTCTTAACAAGACCGACTATACCAATAACAGAGATACCTACGGCCGAGAGCTCTGCAAATTGGGGAAGTGCTTATGCTTCTAAAAATTTAGCGGCAGTAGAGGCGGAAGCTGGAAGAGCTGCATTTGCTGTAAAGTACAGTATAACCCAAGCAATAGCATTCAGTGTTATAGTTTCAGAACGTGCACGTTCAAGTGCAGCCTCGTCTATGGAAGACCTATATCAGTGGGCTTATCCACCCATAGATCCGGAGACCCAAAGTAATTCATTTCAGGGCACCGTGTTTGATAGAGCGACGACTGTTCTCGTCGAGAACCAAAACGAGATAGTAACAGACTCATATAATGCTATGCTCGTAGCATATAAAGTAAGCCAGCTGCCAGCTTATATCAGATCTGCAAGAGATACAATAAAAGGACTTAGATCGTCAATAGTTGCAGCAGCCAACACTTTCTCAAAAACATTAGCACAAGTGAGAATTGCTAGGGGATACCCGCTTCTTGGAAGAGCGCAGCGGGTTATCAACGTCGCTAATCTGCGCGGCGTCGCTGCCGTACGTGGTATAACTGTTTCAAATGCACAGTTAGCTAGGCAGGTTACCCCTCCTTCAATACAAGCATTGGCTCAAAAGCCATTGTTTGACCTAACTGATGCTGGGTACGATGGAATAATAGCGCGCGAGGCTGCCTTTAACGCAGCTAATCCAAAGGCAGCAGCTAATGCACGGATGTTTGGAACTTCTAATATCGACGACGTAATAAGCACTTCGCAAACTGTAGTTGATTGTAAGTGTGTAGCACCCCCAAATACTAAGCCACCAGCCCCAGTATCGGCAGCAGAAGCCTCTCGTGCCTCAGCAAGAGCTAATCCAAAGATAGCTGCAGTAGAAAATAATTGGGTACGAAATGCAGAATATGGAGGTGCCAAAACTGTTGTTCAAACCAAACCACCACCAGTCGCGCCTCCTACAAAAGCTGCAAGTGCCGTTGCAGCCAAAGCTGCTAGTACACCGGCAGCCGCCAATACTGCAAAAGCGGCTACTTCGTCTGCCAGAGTTGCGGCTGCTGATTCAGTGAGAGCCGCGGGTATTACAAATAGGGCTGTTGCAAATGCCGCTACAGCCAACCCGGCGAGAGGAGGACTGGTTTCCTCGCGTGTTAATTCGATTACGCGAAGCGGAAATCTAGCATCAAATTCGGTTCCAATGCCACGCAACCATGTTTCATCCAACACAGCGGCTTTCCGAGGTGGTCCAGTTGATCCAAACTTATCTAAATATAGAGGCGCCGGATTCCAGCCCGAAGTCGCCAATGGAACTCCAGAGGGTCCAAGTAGTAAAATAAAGGCCATTAGAAATAACGTTAAACCTCCAGTTTTAAAGCCACCTCCACCAATCATAAGACCTGTAATAGAGCCTATCCGGACTCCTGGTCCTTGGGGCCCTGGACCTAAACCACTACCGCCAATGCAACCTATGTTGGTTGCACCGCCACCTATTCTCTCCCCAACACCTCCTCCCGGACCAACACCAGGAGGACCTTGTAAGATTGAATCACTCCCCCCTGCAAAGTCACAGCGCGTTATTACACGTGCAGTAGGATTTAGGACTGTCCCTACAGTAAAACCCCCGATTGGTGCTGTAGTTGGGGCTGCATTAAAAAAAGGTGGCGCCCTTCTAGGCGGTTTCATGCAAAGGGCCATGTTAGCATATCAGATATACCAGGCCACGCAATTGCCGGCACTCCCGAACGACTGCGCTGCGCTATAGTGATATATAAAAACGGATTGTCATGAGATTAGTTTGCAAATATCAAAATGATGAGTTTTGATATTGCAATTGCTCCCATCGTCTGTGTGTTTTCGTTCGTCATCGGGTTCTATAGTGGAAAGATGGTTGAAATGGAGCACGCAGAGTCGGAACTCCGCAACAGCTGTGAATATAACCGGTCTCTAGTTGAGGCAAATTGTTCTCTTGTTGCACAGGTTAACACACTTCGTTCGCGAATCAATGAACATTGCTCTGCCCTTATGGACTTTGACGATCATGAAAAAAATGATTAAATGGTCTCAAGTTTTCGGGCAACAACAACTGGATTTTTACGTTCTAATTCATTCTTACCAAATTCCTTAAAATCAAACTCACACGAGTGATCTTCAGGCATTCTACACTTCAAGCAGAACTCTCGTTCACACTTACATTTTGCAGGAATAAGTGTGTTTTTCTTACACTTATGACACTTCATTTGAAGAAGGCGGGCTATTGAAACAATTTTCCATTTTACAACCGGTGTCTAGAATAATAGATGCCAGTCAATCGGTCTTACCCGGAACTTGCAGAAACGGCTGCACAGTCTTTACCGGTGGCTTCAATAGACACTCTTAAAGATCTACGAGGGCAGATGTGTTCTCAATCTGCATCGAGAGATTTCAAACTTCAAAGCCACCAACGATTTCTCCGTAGAGTTTTGTCGCCAGATTCTCCTGTTAGGGGACTTCTTATGGTTCACGGAACAGGTACCGGAAAGACCTGTTCTGCAATTCAAATAGCAGAAGAGTATATAATTCGCCCAGAATTTCAAGATAAGAGAGTTCTTGTTTTAGCACATCCTGCAGTCCAGGAGAACTTCAAGACTCAGCTGTTTGATATGTCTAGAGTGACTGTTGACGAAGACGGGCTCCTCCTTTCAAAGCAATGCACTGGTCGGCGATATCTAGATATGCTTCAACGCATTCAGAGCGAACCAATGAAATGGACCGACAAAGTTGTTCGTGAAAGAATGTCAGGAATTGCTCAGCGCATTATATCTGAATTTTATGAATTTGAAGGATATACGAGCTTCTCCAATATGCTGGATCAACAAAAACTTATCGGTGGAAAGGTTCACGTAGATGCATGGATACATAAAACATTTGACAATCGAATGATTATTGTAGACGAAGCACATAGTCTACGCGATACATCTGAAACTGGAACAACTAAACTGGTGAGTATCGCGCTAGAACAAATCTTGAAAACTGCGAATAATGTAACTCTTATTTTGTTGACTGCAACGCCTATGTTTCACAGTTTCGAAGAAATAATATACTATTTTGATCTTTTCTTGTGGAACGACCGTTTGCAATTACCATCTCAATCTATTTCTCGTCGTGAAATTTTTACAGAAGGAGGAGATATTCGCCCAGAATCAGAAGCTAAGTTCAGAGGATGGTGTTCTGATTATATATCGTTTATTCGAGGAGATAACCCAATGACATTTCCATTTCGCCTTCCTCCTCCTCCAGAATTAATAGCTCAACCAGATAGAACTCGCGATATCAAAAATCGTGCAATTGCTCCTGGAAATCAACGAAAGGTACTTACACTTACACAATCGTTTGTTCAAGGAATACAAGCAGAAGTTTTGACCTCTCTGAAAGAGAATACTGGGTTTATCTCTAATGAAGTTGTATGTGTTCTTCCCGAAAATAAAAGCTTTCGAGAAACATTCGTTTCTCTGAGTGGTGAAGACTCGCGATTTTCGTATGCACCTGGAGTTCCTGCATTTCTTTCTCCTTCAAAGATAGCCGATCATAGCTCAAAGTTTTCACTAATAACAAAGATCATATCTGAATCAGAAGGTCTAATATTTGTATTTTCAAATTTAGTAGAATACGGAGCCCAGATGTTTGCAATGTGCTTGGAAGAGCATGGTTATGAATCTGCAATTGATCAACGTCTACTGAAGAAAACCGCAGATGAGGTTCCTAGAGGAAGCAAGGGGAAGTATATGTTATTTACTTCGATGACATCTGACGCTGAGCTCAAAAGGACTTTACAACGACTAAAGCGCCCAGAGAACATGAACGGACAGGACATAAAAGTAATTGTTGCATCTCCGAAGGTTTCTGAAGGAGTTGATCTGCGGTTCATCCGACAAGTGCATGTGCTTGACTACTGGTACAATATGAGTCGAATTGAACAAGTTGTTGGGCGAGGAATCAGAACATGTTCACACCAACTACTTCCTTTTGAAAAACAGAACTGTACCGTTTATCTACATGTGTGTAGACTTCCTAACTCAAACCGAGAACTTCTTGATGAATACATATATAGAAACTATATTGAAACAACCGCTACTCGTATTGCAAAGGTAAAACAAGTTCTAATTGAGTCTGCAATTGACTGTCCTCTTCAATTAGAAATAAACAGTCTCCCCTCTGAGTGGAGAAATCTAGAAATAACTCAGGTCAGATCACAGGGTGGAACATCTGTTACACTTAAGCTACAAGATATGGCCTCTCCTGAATTCTCTGAGAATGTGGGAGTGACCTGTAGAGTAACGGAATCAAAGGTAGATCCGGACCACGAAAGGCCTTTGTCAGCATATATAGATGTTCGCGATGAAATCCTAGACAAACTCAGTAGTCTTTTTTACAAGAAGCCAATTTGGTTACGTTCAGAATTATTTACAAGCCCACCACTTCGATCATATGACAAGAATGTTATAATATACACGATACAGAATGCAATTGAGCATGGATTTAAAATAAAAAACCAAACAGGTGAAATAGGACACATCGAATCAAAGGCTAACTATTATGCATTTGCTCTTGGAGCTCGCGATGTAATGCAAGATAGAACTCTAAAGAAAAATATAGGAGAAGAAGTTCCACTCACCAGGCACGCTCAAGATGAACAGGAAACAAAGAGCTCAGAATTGGAAACAAAGCGAATGGAATATAACTGGGCTGCAGATGCAAAAGATCGTTTCTCAATCGAAGTTCTTGATTGGTATATTGTAGATCATGTTCTTTCTCCTTCTGAACGGCTAGAACATATGCTATCGTTAGATACATCAAACCTACCAGTTTATGCTAAAAATTTGAGAACAAATAGCCTTTTTGTACTCGGCTCTGGAAAGATATACAATAAAAAGAATGAAAAAATAACTCCTATAGGAGACCAAGCAGACGAATATCAGGGATGGGTTACAGAGAGAAAGAACCTGTATATTCAATCAAAGCAAAACTTTTTTGCAACTATGAAGGAACAGACGATACTCTTTAACATTGATCATGAAGCAGAAGATCTTCGTAGGGCGGACAGAACAAAGAACATAGGAGGGAGATCGTGCACATCATATCCAGAGGGAATATTGAATAAGTTTTCGGAGTGGCTAGGTACTCCATTTCCAAAACAAGTTAGAACAAAGATTGAAAGATGTCAGTATCTATCTCTACTCGTACGTGATGCAATTGTTAAGAAAAGGGAGGGTATTGTATGGTGGACGCCTGAAGAATGGAGTATCTTTACCGAAGAAACGAACAGAAAAGATTTATTATTGCGTCTAAAAGCATAATGGAGATATATGTAATAAATAATGCAAGACTACCAGAGCTAGAATGCATAAAAATGGTGAATGCAACGATAGCCGTTCTTCCGCAATTTTGTTCGGATTGGAATATACCAATTCCAAAAATCACATATGCAAGCCAGTTTTATCCATACATGAAAACTTGCGTATATTTATCACCATTTAGCTCATCCGATTGGTTTCCTGCATTCCATACCTATATGGGGGATTCAATATATGCAACCATATTCGTAGGAAGCATACTAAAAAATGGTGGCTGTCTTTCTAATGAAAACCCTAAAGGGATAACGGTTTCTAAGGCAATGAGCCATGAGATATTTGAGCTCCTAGTAAATCCAAAACTCAACAACCATAAAAATGGGTTTCTTGTGGAAGTATGTGATCCTGTTGCATACAATGACGTGATTCAAGACGGCGTTACTTTATCAGATTGGATTCTACCTTCATGGTTCGGAGGCAGCGGCGTGTATAACCATTTGAATACCTTAAAAAAGCCGTATAGCATTGATGCTGGCGGCTTAACGAAAAAGAGGTGAGTATCACCTCCCGTTTTACTCTCTGGCCTATGCCACCATGGGCATCGTTCGCAGAATGTAAAACCCCACTTCGCGTTTAAGCGGAGCGGGTTTCCACACCATGACGATGATCCAAAAGTCAGTCCCGGACTTGATCATCTCTGTGTTCGTCGGAACAATTCCGACAACATCGGGCCCAAACGAAACGCGGCCCTTCTTTGCGTGCACCGCTGCGGGTGCGCACGGCTCTCCAAGAGACACCGGCTTCTTCATCGCGCTCTTCGGCGCGGACATTCTTCTTGTGCTCCCCTTTCAGAGTGCGTGTCCTTTATCTTCTAGGCTCGTGCTCACCTCTTACTTTTGTAAAATAAAAATCCGTTTTACGCTCCTTGAAAATGAATCTATTTCCGTCTAGAACAATAGAGAGAAAATGGACCCTCTGTTTGAACGGCGCGAACTAACAAGAAAGGTGCATATTCATTCTAAGTTTCTTCAGAAGAACATGCAGGCATCAATTCTTGCACAGCTTAGAATGAATATGGAAGGAAGGTGTTCGTCTGAAGGGTATGTTCAACCAAATAGCGTATCGATCTTAAACTACTCACTTGGGCGTTCAAACTACGTAAAAGGTGGAGTGGACTATGATGTAACTTTTCAGGCAGACATGTGTCTACCCCACCAAGGTCAGGTTCTAAAGGCGGCAGTTAATCTCAAATCAAAGATTGGTATTCACGCTGAAACTCCTCCAATCAAGGTACTCATTCCACGGGATTTGCATATTGGAAATGCTGATTTTGAAGGTGTTGAAGTGGGACAGGAAATCGAATTTGAAGTCGTAGGAGCACAGTTTAAGCAACTAGACCGAGATATTATTGTTCTAGGCAGGCTTCGATCTGCAATTAAACCGGGTCCGTTAATGCCACTTCTTTCAACAGAACCAAATGTTGAAATCCCAACTTTCACTGCAAAGACAGATGGCGATCAGAAGACAGTTACAGTTCTCCCAGCAGGAGAACCCCCAAAGAAGAAGACAAGGAAGTTAAAGAAAGCGGCCGTAGATACTCCAAATGAATCGATCGAAGAAGGAGCTTCTAAAGGAGCAGATTGATCGCTTAGATGCAAATGAACATATTCAAATTTTCAGTATAATTAAGAAGTACACTGAAAACGTGACAAGATCGCCAGGTGGTGTTTTTGTTTCATCAGAACATCTCTCAGACGAATGTCTCCTCGCAATGGAAAAGTATGTAACGTTTTGTCTTGATCAGCGAAAGAGAATGGAAGAGGATATGAAAACTCGCAAGGCATATGAAAGGATCATGGAGTGATATTAACAAAAACGTCTGCGGTTAATGGAAGACCATTCGGATCTTCTATATGACCCGAAATTACACTGACAGAGCCACCCTGTTTTGCAGTAAATGGAACTGCTACAGGTTTGCCTTCATCGGCGGGCGAGAATCTGCTTTCAGTTTGCAAAACTCCGTCAACTATTGGGGCAAGTATTATAACGCAAGAATCACATTTTCCCTTTATTTTGAATTCTACAGTTAGCGAAGATGGTTGCTTAATGGTGGCTTTAGTTATAGTTAGCATCGGCGCAGGGTTATCTACAGGCGGCGTGTGGTCTACGGGCTGATCGACTTGTTTTGGTTTCTTATCAAAATATCCGGTGAAATAGAGAGATGCAAATGCAGCTCCGGATATTGCAAATAACACAATAACCCAGTAAATAGTATCGACTATAAAATATTCACTAAACACTCCTCCGCCTCTGAATTTTTTTCCCATTTGTATACATCTGTTAAAAAACGGACAAACCTTATCCAAGTTAAACATAAGTGTAATGGAGAAACTCCTTGACAGTTTCTTGGATATCGCAAAGCGCGATTCCAAGGCAGAACTGGAGAGCAAATTGCTGGCTGGTAAAATAAAAACCAAAGATGTAGCAGATCGTATTCTTAAAACAATTGCATCTGTTTCGATAGGACCACCTACTGAAACCACACTACTTCGCGTGATGTATAAAGAGGACATCCGCGTAGAAGTTGAAACGCCGCAACATATTCAAAAAGTGTGTGCAACTAATTCTTTTAAGAGCATCCCACTTCTAGTTCAGCGGAAGAACTACTATCACCGCGAAACGCCACAAAAAGATACAATTGATCTACCCGATGTATACACGCGGTTTACTCTGCGTATGGAAGAAACTGTTCGCAAAGACTGGGATGCAAGTCCAACAGGACCACAAACTGAGTTTATTCGTTTGCTGAATCGTCGTTCTTATAAGACTACAGATGAGCTATTTCAAATTGACTTTTCAATGGTTCGTTTCCGAAAGATGAAGTCGCAGAGTCTTCGAGATGTTCTCAAGGAACCACACGAATATGAGCTTGAGATAGAGTTCATTAAACGCAATACTTCACTCAGCAGTGCAGATATTTCAAAACATCTTTTCAAACTTATTCGAACTATTCTTCAGGCTTATCAAGAATCTGAGTTTATTCTCAGTCCATCTGACCAGGATCGTTATACACAGGAGTTCAGGGGGAGCAAGATGGTATTTTACAGTCCTGTAACTATTGAACGTCGGCATCTAAATATTGAACGCCCTCACAACATTCTCGATGGTTATACGGTTACAAATAAGGCAGATGGAGAGCGTTGGGGCTTGTACGTAGCTCGTGATCGAAAGGTTCTTCGAGTTGCATTCAGAACGTTTCAGGTTGTATGGACTGGTTTGACAGCACTTGACGATTCATTTGTTGGAAATTTTGCAGATGGCGAGTATATTCCACAGAAGAATCTGTTCTGTATCTTTGACATGTACCGCTACAAGGGACGTGATGTTCAGAGCCTTCCTCTAATGAAGACGGATGAAGATGTCGTGAAAACCCCTCTCAATTCGCGGCTAGGGTGTGCAATAATGTTTGTTTCAGATTTGAAGACAAAGTTTTCATCAGAAGCTACCACAAACCCCCTTCGTGTTGAAACTAAGTTATTCCTTGCAGGAGATGGAGTTTCGATGGAAAATGCGATTAAACAACTTCTTAGTACAGAGTTCGAGTATCAAACCGACGGTCTAATCTTTACTCCCCGGCTGAGTCCAGTTGCTCCACATGCTGATAGAAACAAGAATACGTGGACACGCGTATACAAATGGAAGCCTCCTCACCAGAACAGTATTGACTTTCTAGTCAAGTTGACAAATGAGGTTTCATATGATCCAGTACTAGATAAGGAAGTAAAGAAGGGTGAACTGTATGTATCTCGTTCTTCAGACGATGCAATTGTTTACCCATGTCAGACTCTAACTGGCGAATACGTTCCTCGTCAGCTACCAACCGACCTGCAGCAGCTTGCAGAGACCAATACCCGCATACCTTCCTTATTTCAGCCGTCATCTCCTCGCAATCCAGACGCTTATCAAATCATGGTGCCAATTAATGAAAACAGAGATGCACATGATGAAGAGGGTCACAAGGTAGAAGACAACACTATTGTAGAGTGTTCATTTGATACTGAAACTAACAGGTGGAGTGTTATGCGAACTCGTTACGATAAAACATATGCGTATCGGGTTCTTAAACAGCCCAATTACGGAAACGACCGTGCAGTAGCTGATTCTATCTGGACATCAATTCATGTTCCTGTTTCTGAGATTATGATTTCAAATTGTTCATCTGTGCCGGTTGATGACTCAATGGAAGAAGAAATGTACTATAAGAAAGATCTCGAGCGCGCGTCCCGTGCACTTCAGGATTCCTATCGATTCCACAATCAAATCAAGGACTCGCTCTTTAGCAGTCTTCTTCGTCCTGGAGATACTCTCATTGATTTTGGTGTTGGTGTTGGCGGGGACATGTTGAAATGGAAACGAACGAAGTTATCAAAGGTTGTCGGAATCGAGCCAGTTGCAAAGAACTTAAAACAGGCATGTACTCGGTATTTAAAAGACCGGCAGGACCATCCATCCGATTTCCGCCCAGTTGTTCTATATGTTCAGGGAGACATGACACAGCCCCTGTATCAACAAGAGAGTGAATATTTTAAGATTCTTCGTGGAGAAGAAAAAGGAACAACAAAATACCTAGAAAACTTTGAAAAGCTAAGTAAGTTTACAGCAGGTTCTGCACAATTTACCATGCATTATGCGTGTGAGTCAGAAGATACATTCAGAGTATTTGTTAAGAATGTTGTTTCTCATTGCGAAGACTTATTCTTTGGAACATGTCCTGACGGACAGTCCGTGTATTCTCTTCTCGCTGGAAAGAAGACCCATATATTTACAAATGGCCGCGTAGTTGGTGGTGAATATACGAAAGAATATGATGATCGCCAAACATGGTCAGAAGAGTTTGGAATGGCAATTAAGGTTTCTTTAGAATCATTTGAATCAAAAAAGGAGTTTCTAGTTCCTTTCGGAAAGGTTACAGATATCTTTAAAGAAGAGGGGTTTGATCTTATTGAAACTACATTGTTCTCTGAGATATATGGAAATCAGAACAAATCGTCGCTTTCAGCAGAACAGCAGGCGTTCTCATTCTTAAATCGGACGTTTGTATTCAAACGTGGTACTAAGCCGAAGAAGGAAGAACCTAAAAAGGAGGAAACAGAAGAACCAAAGAAGAAAACTCGTAAACTAAAGAAGGATGCAGAACCAGGAGATCCCCCTGTTCTATTTAGTGGTCCTGGTGAAGACAAGGGGGAATTTCGTGCATTCAGCAACCAAGCAGAATATCCAATTCAAGTAAACGATGTAAAGTATCCCACAGTAGAGCATTTCTTTCAGGTTCAAAAGGCTATCAATTTTGGAGATAAAGAAATCGAAGAAAAGATGATGAAAACTCCATCGGCCAAAGCGGTAAAGGCACTTGGTAAGAAGGTAAAAAATTTCATCAAAGAAGATTGGGACTCGAAACGCCTTGAAATTATGACACGCGGAGTTCGTGCAAAATTTGTACAGCATCCCGAAATACAAAAAACGTTAATGGATACTGGCTCGAAACAGATAGGGGAAGCAGATGCCCGCGATTCGTTTTGGGCTATTGGAACATCAGAAAATACAGAAGTGTCAAAAGATCCTGCCAAATGGAAAGGTCAGAATCATTTAGGCAAGATTATGATGGCATTACGAGATGATTTTAAACTGAACTAAATGCAATTTCATAAGTGGTCGGATTGTAATACAGTGCCTTGAATCCAGATGTTACACCAGCTAGATCGCGAATAGGTGCCACGTAAAATGCACCATTGACTCCTGGATTGCCGTAAAGTGGAGTATTTAGCGCACTTAAGATTATAGTGTTGTCTGACTGACCAGTAGGGCCCGCGTTTGGTCCAATTGCTACACAATTTTTACCCTGGTTATTAGATCCTGCACTGTGACCAATTGCAACAGAATCGGGACCCTGTGCAGCCATTCCAGCGAATACTCCCATTGCAACAGAATTAGGACCTTGCGCAGTCATTCCAGCGGATAGTCCCATTGCAATTGATCGAATTCCTTGAACAGATTCGCCGGCCCTCATTCCAATAGCAACTGCCTCGTATTGTTGTGAGATGTTTCCTGCCGATGATCCAATGGCAACCGTGTTATACGATTGGCTAGTCCGGCCTGCTGTATATCCAATAGCAATTCCACCGTTTTGTCCAGTTTCACCGGCAGAGCTTCCAATCGAAATACTTCCGAACGTTTGGCCATACTTTCCGGCACTTGTTCCAATAGCAACAGCGCTACTGGCCTGTTGTGTTTGTCCAGCAAGAAACCCAACTGCGATCGCACCAAATCCCTGTGTATCCGATCCTGCATTTTTGCCTATTTTTACGTTCTCAAGACCCATATCATAACTCAACCCCATGGGCCCATTTGCACCAGGAACGCCTTGAGGTCCTTGAGGTCCTTGAGGTCCTTCTGGGCCTGTGGGGCCTGAAATACCCTGAGAACCAGTGGGACCAGCAGGTCCAGTTGTACCCTGCGCACTTCCTGACGCACCGCTGGTACCACCAGATATACCTGGTAGAAGCGCGTTTACGTTAGACGTTGTCAAATAAACAGGTAAATTGCTCCATCCACTGAGACCATTGCCAATGCGTAGGTTTGCATTTCCACTGGAATCAAATTCAACTCCCGGTTCACCCTGTGAAAGTACTTGGGCAGTATTGGACGCCCATTCGGCAGTAGTTCCTCTGCGAAGCTGGAACTTGACTGTTTGGGTATTTGACATTTATTATAGACGATGTTTTTATCCACTATAGTTGCACAACGCAAATGTTGACGGGGACCCACCATCAAATATGATTATGGCCTGATCCGAAACTCGTCCTCCATCAAGTAGACTAGTGCGAACACAAAATGAAGGATATTTTATAGCAGGACAACAGAATTTTACTGTTCTGCCCAATACAGGATTGAACCCGTATCCAGGAGCTTTTTTAAGTTCGTTACTATAATTCACCACTCTTATCTTTGCTCTGGCCGGCATACTGTTTGTAATACTCTTCGTAAGAAAGAGACGACGGAGTTGGTAGACTCTTCACTACTGGGTCCACATATCTATTAAAAAGCTTCTGTCCAACGGCTGCAGACGCCTGATCTTCTGTCACTTCGCCCAGTTCCATCTTACGCTTCATCTTTAGCATGTAAAAGAATGTCTCATCAAGCTGGCCCTTCAAATGCATATCAAAGATAGTAGGGTATTCGTCGTATAGTTTCATGTTTTCTTTCATTATATTGGTTTTCCACAATTCATTATTCGTTTCTTTTAGAGCCTTATGTTTTCGAATACTCTGATCCATCTCGCGAACAAGTGCCTGAATTTGCATAGATGTTGGCATTTGTCTTATTTCTAAGTAATACATTAAGATGAGTTCTCACGCGCCAATGGCCGTGTCAACAAACGGCCAAATGATAGCAACCGGACTTCCTCCACAACACCCGGGATTTGTTCAAAACATAAAGGGTGGTCCAATTCAGGCTGCTGTAGAAAAAACAATGTCTGCTCGAGATGCACAAGCTGCACATGCAAAAATGTTGGGCGCTACAATCAGAGGAGGAAGAAGAAGACGTAGGGGAGGAGGAGTTGCAGAATTTAAGGCACTTGCAGTTCCGGAAGCGGGAAGTATACAAGGTGTGTCTGCTAACAAAAATATGGCATCTCTCATGCAAGGGCTGGCGAATATCAACGCGGGCAAAACTTATGATCATTTAGTCGATGCTCAGCCCTACAAGGTAGGTGGTCGTAGACGAAAACATCTACGTAAGACAAGAAAGAATGGATCCCGTAACTCTCGGTCTAGTCACCGGAATACCTCTAAGCGTCATTCTCGTTCTCGTCGGAACCGTCGTGTACGTAAGTGAATTATATTTACCATACGTGCAGGGCGGGTATCTATTTTGGTGGCTTCTCATTATCACTGCGCTGTGTATATGTCAATTTGTTGTGACATACACAATTGTTGCAGCGTGGATGCATACTCCCCAACAAAAGAATGCACAAGTAACCTAACAATATTTTGAAATATCAAAGTAGAATTCAATATCTGGAGTAAAACACTGTATTTTCTTTTTCTTTTTTTCTAAAACTAGGTTGAAATCTGTTTCGTTGTTATAGAGATAGACTTCATCCAAATTATCGAGGTTCATAAAGCGTTCAGCTTTGGTTTTAAAATACGCATGTAACTCTCTAATTACTGCTTCATGAACAGGAGCTTGTGTACGTTCATTGATTCTAGCAAGTGCAGTAGGTAGAGATGTATATGGTATGCTGACTATCGTTCTATATTTATTTTGCTTCATTACACTGAGAATCTTCTTAACTCGCCCTGTACCTCCACAAGTAGCAATATATACAACATTTTTAGAGTCTTTTATTGCAAGAAAAAGATTCTTTAGTGCCTGCACAGACTGTTCTTCATGCGTCGGCAAGTCTAACTTGTCTGGATCAATAATCAAAAAATCAGAAACATTTGCACCTGCGTTTTCCAACATCTTATTTGTTTTTGAACTTTTTCCGACCCCAGACGGTCCGCAAATTAGAATCCCAATTGGCTTCATTATTTAATATGCAACGTTTTGTTGAACAAGACATCTAGATCATCTACAAACTTTGCACAATCTTCTGTTGTAGTGATGCCGGTTAGAATGATCTTGCCAGTTCGAAAGATCTTGGCAGTCCATTTAGTATCAGCAAACTGAATCTTAACACCCGGGTATACATCCGGGTCGTAAGACGCCAAAATATTAGAATCTCCTAGTTTGCGAATAGAATTAAACAGTAGTTCTCGTGCAATTGTCTTTTTTGGTGAAAGCTCCGTTGTATAATTCATAAGAACAACACGTCGTTTGATAATTTCATAATCATCCGGAGGATCAATAATACACGTCTGACAGCTGTCCCAAATCGTATCTAGAAGAATATCCATACAGCAACTATCATAACTTGGGTTCAATACACCTGTTAAATGGAACACCCCATTTTGAAAGATTTTAATGGTAATCTCCTTTTTAGGTAGAGTTCCATCTGCATCATTCAGCATGACTACTGTAATAGAATTATGTCCAAAACCAGTAGTAGTAGCTTTCTCTACTTTCTTGGAACGACGTTTATGCAAATCACGAGAACTGACTCCCCGTTTCAGAACCCCTCGTTTTTCAACCTTAATAATGCTGTCGTTAAGAGGAATTTTCTCCAACAGAAGATTCGTGTTTAATTTCAGATTTAGGTAGTATAGAACAACCATCGTCGATAGCTTTGGTGCATCCATCTTTCACCTCTTTCAAATAGACCGTATCGATTTCGTTTTTCCAGGAGTACGGGATGCTTTCAATATGAAAACATACAACGTGAACCTCAAACTTCCTAATACAGTTGCGAATTCTCGCTTCATGACGATTGTCTAACATCCATCCGGGCTCTAAATACCCCAAAAATATTGTAGATGTTTTGTGATGTTGAAAAATCCTGTCACATTCATCTGCAAGACATTCCGATGAAATACGAGATAAATCAATATCGCAAAGAGAACGAATATGTTCAAAAGATTTTAAATATGTATATACATGAAGCATTTGCGTATATACATATTTAAAGTTAAAACCAAAAATATTCGGATTCTGTTTACTTGCGTAGGCAGCAACAGAAGATGTGACGAAATACCTCTAGAAGACCAATGAAGGTCACGGTAAGAACGATTAGTCCGATAAAATCAGTGTAATCTACACATGCCATATTAGTAGAGTGCTCGCCAACAACCACGAGGCAAGTGCCCCCGCCACGCATCCGCGGAATCGCAAGAAACTGTGACGCGATGATTGCCATTGTCTTGTAAGAATCGCTAACTTTATCAAATAAAATTCCGTTTTTACATCCGTCTGTGAGTTATCGCAGGATAAACAGGTGGCTTGAAAGGAGCCGGAGGAGGGTTAACCTGTTTAGCAAGACCATGATGTTGATTTGCCAATCTGATATTTTGCATCGCACCGCCAACCTTTGGTGCACGACCAAACAATCCATTACGAGACACCTGTGGACCAACTGGTGATGTAACAAAGTCGGTCTTCTTAGGGCCGACTGGGTGTAAGTTAGGAGTCGTCTCTGACTTAGGATCCCAGTTACCGGCTGTATTTGAGCATAAAATTGCATTTTGCGAACCATATTGTGTACCAGCCGCGCCGTTCCAGGCCTCTCTACTCTGAATTCCAACCTTGTGAAGTCTGAGATCGGGGAGCCTTTCTACAAAGTGCGTCTTTGTTAGTGGATCAAATGTTGCACATGTTTCTGTATATCCAAGATTGAGCCCATTATCTCTTCCTTCAGCATTACCATTCTCGTTTACAACCTGTGACGGGGGTGGCCGAGTTAGACAGTTTACACCAGTTCCACCAGAAAGCACAACTCTCCCAGCGTTAAATGAATCTTGTCCAAGAGCACTAGCACCAAGTCCTAATGTATATGTGGTTGCATCGGGAACTTTACCACCCTGCCCCGTACCCTTATAGACAACAGGTCTATTTGATCTTAAAACAGGCGTTACTCTTGGGTCCTGTACATTCGTCATTACGTGATCAGTTGGGCGGTAAACAGAAGCTGTTGCCATTTTGGTTCTCCATGTAAATGAAGATGCATCTGGCAATCTCATCTGAGTATCAATTACCTTTGGACTGTTTATCTTTAAACGTTTCATGTACTCGGAATATGACATTCCTCCGTTTTAATAAACCATCTACATATTATTTATGTTTATGTAATAAATGTCAAGCGGAGATCAGCCTTCATCTGACTCAGTTTCTAGAATCATTGATGTAGATGCACTAGCAGAGATGCTATCACCCTCCAGTACAGTGTTTCTTAATACAATTATCGAGTTTCTTCAAAATAAACCAAAAAATAAGGAAGACGCTCTAAAGTTATACCATTTGATTACAACACAGCTTGGAACTGTCATAGTATCAGACCTACCACCTCTAGAACAGAAGGCGGTTCTTGTTGGTCTATGGGCTATGGAACAGTTGGAAGCCAGTACAGTAGGGTGTTTTGGTAAGAAATAAGTTACATTAGATCTACATGTGTTAGCATATGCCGCCTGCAGCACATACGAACAATTCCAAGCTCATCTAGAGCCCTACCCTCTGCAGTTTTAATCGTTGTCTGTGTGAGATAAAGCATTTCATCTCCTGCAGGCCGCCCGTCCTTCTTTTTGTTTTCCTTCACTGCTTCGATGTATGGGAGCCATTTTCCTGCCAGAACATTGTTGCACGAGACACACCGAATTGGAATAATCATTTAGTAAATCCTATTTATTCTGAGGTCCTAATCCATTTTCTATGGAACAAACAAGGATGACGAACGATGTTTTATACGCGCTTGGGTTAATTGGACTTTTTTTAGCTATTTTTCTATCAAAAACATTCGCATATGGGATACTCGACGTACTGTCTATATTATCTAGACCTGGTGCAACTGTATTACTTCTCGTAGGAGTAGGTGTCCTTTACTGCAAAAAGCTACCATTATCATCAATTATAGCAGCGATTCTTTCAGTTTATGTTATTAAAAGTCTTTGGTCATCGTTCCCAGAATCGGATACACGTCGTCTGAACCTTGAAGTCGGGCGCGATCTCGCAAGATTTGAACCTGCCAACAGCATCGATCTTCAGTTTGCAAATGGCACTGCCAAACATGACTTGCCCCATTTACTTGTAAAAACTGAATTTGAAGATCTTCTTGTGTTTCCTCCGTCTAGCCAGACTCTACACGACATGAATGGAGACTAAATTACCATACTACGCAAAGTTCGGTTGCACTCCAATACTCAGAAACACCGTTTGGAAGACGGCGATGAATAATAAACGGAAGCTTCTGTTGCATAATTTCACGTTGTGCAAGATTCCATACAAACTTCGGGTCCGATGTTACAAGACCTTCGAGGCTTACTAAAGGTTTAGCACCTTCAGCAAGCTGTTGTGCACGTGTTCCCAATAGAGTGGTATACTCGTACTTTGAATAATATTTAGATGTTGTACGGTCTGCCTTTAATGACTCGACTACCGACTCACGTGACACTGGAATAACCTCTGGATGAAGTAGTTTAGAGCTCTCTCTGAGTTTATCCATTTATTATATCTATATCCACTGTTTATCTAATCCATTTTCAAAACGGATTTATTAATTACAAAAGAATGGGTATTAACGCGAAGAATGCTGACGCCTGAGGAACAGGTCTTGTACGAGAAGCATAGTCCTGCAATTGAGGCGCACGCTTGCGCACAGCAGCTTGTCGAGAGGCTCACAGTTTCTGGAAACAAGGACGCCCTTAAGATGGCGACCGAGCTTCGGAATATGATAGAGCCGGAGTGGGACACCATTATGTTGATGGTGCGGCTTGAGGGCAAGCGGCTGAAGAGCTAATTTTAAAACGAATTTTTGCGTTTATAAGTTAATCAAGGGGAACAGAGATGGGAGACAAGTTTGTCTTGTCATCAGGAAATCGGGCAACTGCAAAAACATTGCTTGGATCTAAGAGATGCATTTGCGGTCACCCACGAAAGTGTGACTTCTTTTGTGACGACTTTGATGGGTTTTATTCGAAAAATAAGTCTCTAAAAAAGACTAAGCACTTCAGAAACAAGTTTAGTGTCAACGCGACTATTCTAAACCAATGGAGCTTCTTGACGTATTTGGATCAGATCTGACTGTAGTAAACGCCGCTCGCGTTTCATTTCACAAAGAATCAAAGGAGATGTGTGAGAGTGATGAAAAGTTAATCAAATATCTTGCAAAGCACAATCATGTCACTCCATTTTTTCATCCGCAGATTATGTTCCGAATCAAGATGCCAATCTTTGTAGCAAGAGAATGGTACCGTCATCAAATTGGATTTGCACGTAATGAAGTATCGCGGCGATATGTGGACTCGACACCTGAATGTTGGATTCCGAGTCAACTCCGCGAGCGCGATCCGAATCTAAAACAGGGGAGCCGTGATAATGAGGTAGAATCCAACGAGTACTTGCATACAATTGTAAAAACTCACATGGAAGGATGTGTTTCTCTTTATGAGCATCTTATTGCACAAAAGGTAGCCCCGGAAGTTGCACGTGTTGTACTTCCCCAAAGTATGTATACTGAATTTATTGAGACAGGCAGCTTAGCTGCTTATGCTCGTCTTTATAAGCTACGTTCAGACCCAAGCGCACAGCGTGAAATCCAAGAATATGCTCGTCTACTAGGAGCCGAAATTGAAAAACATTTCCCTGTTTCCTGGAAGGCCCTTACGACTTAGGCCGAGCTAGCAGTCTGTTTCCAGGTGGTCTCACAATTAGCACACTGATACATCCATGTAATATGCTTAGCGTCAACCTTGACGCCTACAACGTCTGGCTTTGCACCTTTCTTTGTAGGACATGCATCGCTTGGACATACAATTTCTGTAAACCGAGGAAGTGTCGGATCATGTTTAAGATAGGGATTAACTGCCAACTTTGCGGACTTATCTTCACGAAGAACGTGTTCATATACGACTGGATTTTCGCGAGAAACGGCCTCTTTATAGTCGCATTTGCGACAACTCATTACTGCAAACTTCTTATCATCAGCAGTATCCTCATCAATCGCATATAGAACATTCCGACACACCTTACAGAATTTCATTTGTTACTATTGTTCGAAGGAGATTATATAAATTCGTTTTCTGCGTTCAAAATGGATCGGATATTAATTAATTGTCTAATCAATCAACACGAATGGAGAATCGAGGCAGTCTACGTGAATTTCTTGACTCCCACCCCGCACAGGGCGTTTGGACGCACACTGCACTAAACGGGGGTAAATATTTCATTCCTGACGAAGAACTCCCTAAGTTTTATTCACTCTACACCGAAAGTATTCTAGACCAAGAGAAGCAGTATCTAACCGAGAAATGTACAGAAATTGGTCCTCTTCGAGTAGATTTTGACTTCATTTATGATACGAGTGTAACGAAACATCAGCACACACGTGAACAGGTCATTGCATTTACTAATGCATACATGGTGCAGATGACAAATTATCTCAAAATTGACAAGCCAGTCGATGTTTTCATCATGGAGAAGCGAAAGCCTACTCTCGATTCCAAGAAGAACCGAATGAAATCTGGAATTCACATTGTAGTTCCCGAAGTTTGTACGCATAAATTTATTGAACAGCGAGTTCGTCGAAACCTTCTCAAATCAATGGAAGAGTATTTTAGTGGACTACCCACCACTGAAACATGGGACAAGATTTATGACGAGGCAGTCGTAAACCGTTCAGTTCCGTGGACTATCTATGGTTCGCGCAAGAATGATCCAAATGCACTGCCGTATCTAGTATCTTATATCATTCGCTTTGCAGATTCAAAATGTGAAATTCTTCCAGAAGTTCCGAAAGAGTCAATTGAGTTGATGAAGCGGCTTTCTCTAAGGCGAGACGCAGAGAATGAGACGCCGATGACTGAGGATGCCAAAGTTATGTATTCTGGTCTACAGACCCACCAGGATGTAAAAATCTCAGGAGGTCGTGCCGTTACGCCTGCCCGTGGGCGCCCTTCAGCACGTGGGGAGAAGCCCAGTTCTCGTGGATCTTCTCCAAATGCACGGGCTCTTCGTCCTCTAGAACCAGAAGAGAAGGACTATTACAAATCCCATGTAATGAATCTGAACCCAGAACGCGCATCAACTTACACCGAATGGGTTAACGTTGGAATTTGTCTTCACAATATTCATCCGGATCTTCTAGATATTTTCCTAGACTTCAGCTCTCAGAACGAAGACAAGTACAATGAAGCAGATTGCATTCAGAAGTGGAACGGTCTTACCTTTCGAAACGATGGTGCAAAGACCGGAAAGGGAACTCTTCTATTCTGGTCGCGTTCAGATGATCCAGATGGATATAAGGAAATTGAAGATCGCAATTTCGAGTCGCTACTAAATGCGGCAACATCTGGAACTGAACACGATGTTGCCGCAGTAGTACATGCAAAGTTTCGCGATGATTATAAGTGTACAGATTTTAAGAACAATGCATGGTTTCGTTGGCGGGGTCATATCTGGGTAGAAACTGATCGCGGAGTGGATCTCCAGTTGAAGCTATCTCGCGAGATTGCTCGTGAGTTTCTAAAGAGGTCATCTAAGCTTGGTGAGGATATGGCCCAGCAGAATCGCATGACATGTTCATCTGGCGGAAAAGATGATTGTGGCGCTTGCGATTATTGCAAAGATGAGAAGATGCGCGATGGTCTCAACAAAATCTATATAAAGCTGAAGACTACTAAGTTTAAGGAAAATATCATGAAGGAGTGCAAGGAATTCTTCTTTGATGAACAATTTACGGAGAAGGTAGACTCTAATAAGAATCTTATTGCATTCAACAACGGAGTTATGGATTTGACTACGTTTGAGTTTCGGGATGGTCGTCCAGATGACTACATCAGTTTCAGTACTGGAATCGACTACGATCCAGAAAAGAAGTACTTCGAGTACTCAAACTGGAATATTATTGAGACCTTTCTTGCACAGGTCCTTCCGGATAAGGAAGTCCGAACTTACTTCATGAAGCATATGTCTACCTGCTTGATGGGTGGAAATAAGGCTCAGAAGTTTCATATCCTTACCGGTTCCGGATCGAATGGCAAATCTATGTTGATGAACCTGATGTCGAAGGCTCTTGGCGATTATGCCGCGGTTGTTCCAATCTCCCTCTTTACTCAGAAGCGTAATAAGTCAGCTGCTGCGGCTCCAGAGGTAATTCGACTAAAGGGTCGTCGATTCGTTACAATGCAAGAACCGGATGAGAAGATTGCACTTAATACCGGACTAATGAAAGAAATCACGTCATGTGAGAAAATGTATGCACGCGATCTCTTCAAGTCTGGCTGTGAATTTGAAGTTCAGGCAAAATTTCATCTTGCATGTAATGACAAGCCAGAAATCAATACTACAGATGGCGGCACGTGGCGTCGTTTGATGGTAATTAACTTTACATCAAAGTTTGTTGACAAGCCATGCGAGCCATATCACTTTCCAATTGATGAATCGATCCAGCATGCAGTCAACTCTGTAGACTGGGCTGGACCATTCCTGTCATATATGATTCAGGTTCTAAAGGATGGCAATGGGTTTCATAAGCTCCAGCCACCTTCAAAGGTTATGGAGTATACGTCAGATTATCGTAATGATAACGATGGAATTGCACGTTTCATTTCTGAGAAAATTGAAATTTACGAAGCAGGGGACGAAGTGCGTCAGGTTACCCGTGAGACACTTCGGTCTGTCTTCAAACAGTGGAAGATTCATAACGAACAGCTAACTCTCTCAGTAGCCGATGTTGAAAAACGTATTATTGAGCAGTTTGGAAAGTATCCCCGCGGAGGATGGTCAAACTTCAGAATTACCGACGTCTAGACCGGCGAGTCTTGCGTCTTCCGAGCATTCTATCACCTTTAGCTGTCTTTAGAAGCCGGCGAGCCTCCTTTGCAGATACCGGGTTAATTCCGATGTGTTTTTTAATTCTACGTCCGGCGGTCATAGCCATTTCTTGTCCAGCATCGACTGCAGGTGCAAGTGGTGTACTTGGGACAGATAGGGGAGCAGGTTTAGATTTGAATGGATTTTTTTCGTCCAACCATTCAGACCAGGTAGCGGCGCCTCCACGTTTGCGATGGCGAGGCATTTACATTATCTAGGAGAATTTAACGCCGACCAGCTACAGGTACATACTCACGAAGATACGGAAGTGCAAATGAAACAACAGCAAAGACTATGAGCAGGTTAGCTGTTTGAACAAGGATATCTCCGATGTTCAACTTAAAGGGGCCGGCTTGTACAACAAATGTACTCATTCCTCCATCCGAAGATGCAAGGGGTGTAATTAGGGGAAGAATCAAGTCTCTAATAAGAGCATTAAAAAATTGCATAATGGTTGTTCCAAGATAGATTGCAAGTGCGTGGATTAAAAGCTGATTATCGACTGCCATTTAATTCTTTTGCTAGAAAATAGTAATGGATACTCGGTTCTGGGGACCGAGTGGTTGGCAATTGTTTCATCTAATAACATTTGAGAGGGGCATGATGGGCTCCAAAAGAAAGTTTTTCCATGCAATGAAAGATGTTCTACCGTGTAAGTTCTGTCGTCAATCAACCAACGAGTTTTCAGATGAAATTCCAATGACATCTAATCTAGCATTCTGGTTATACAGATTACACAACCGGGTTAATAAGAAGCTGCACGATCAGCATTTACTAGATAAAACAATTATAGATCCCGAACCAAATCCTTCATTTGAAGAAGTTCGTTCAAAATATGTCAGTATGCTTAAACAAAAAAATCCAAATATACCTGGACGAGATTTCTTATTAAGTGTTGCATATAACTACGATTCATCTTTACACAAGAATGCAAATGTAGAGTTTTGGAATGAGCTTCCAAAGTTATTTCCATTTTATGAGTTTCGCAAACACATGTTTGTTCCGAATTTATTAGATAATAAATCTTATTTTAAAGATGTTCATCATATGTTTCGTCAGATGGGGGATACTGAAGCATTGGAACATGCGTGGTCTCGGGTCTCAAAGTATAAAAGTAAATGCAAACACGGAAAGACATGTAGAACCGGCAGTTCTCGCCGCCGAAAGACACATCGCATAATATCACCGAATTTACTTCTTTAGTCTGTTATGGGGCTCATGCCAATCCGGAACGACATCCAGTTCCTGCATACACAGCGGACACTTGTTATGGAATAAATTAGGAAAGTTAAAAGTTACATACCAACATTCGGCGCATACTTTAGTATCTAGACAAGGCGTGTTAACACACTTCTTCTCTAGAAGACAAACCGCACATTCATTCATTTTTATTAGTATTTTTATGGTGTGTAAGCCTAATTTTAGCAAATTCAAAGGTATTAATCTCGGAAGAATTTGTTTTAAATAAATATTGTAATCTAAAAATGAATTGGTGGGTAGTTCCAGTTGTTATCGGGTCAACGGCATTCTGCTATATACATTCTTTTAACAATATTATGAAACTTTATAAAGAATCCGGATATACAATGTCGTTTTCCGAATTTGCACGTAGTTTTATTCCCATTTAATCACACATTTGTTAAACTTACAAAATGAGCTGTTGTTCTGTATGTTTCGATGATATGGACATGGAAAGCTACAATGATGAACGTCAGTCTACGGAGACGTGCTTTAAGCTAGAGTGCGGTCATGCATTTCATACGAGATGTGTTATTCAAGTTCTTACCAGAACAAATCACAAGTGCCCTGCGTGTAACAAACATAAGACTCCAGAACAAGAGATTAAGCGTGCAGAGTATATTCGTAACGCAGTTTCTAAAATTAAAAGAACCGAAGGTGTTCGTATTGCAAAAACCGAATACGCTACTGCAACGAAGGATTATGCAGATTCGGTAAGACAACTACGGAAAGATGTGAGAGAGTGGGCTAAAAATAGGGCAATTGAATTAAATGTTTATGAATACAGAACATACTGGTGTTCCAGTAAAACAGCGGTAAGAAATGCTGCTAAAACTGCTGCAAATACTATGGGCTTTGATTACAAGGCGGCCCTGAACTCAAGGGATACTGAACGATACGGATGGAGAAATACTAAAGTTGCCGACAATGTTCTCTTTGGAAAACAGTCGCGTGTTAACGACTATCGTTTAATGCATCCTACAGTTTGGTGCAGAATTTAATGGGTTCTTTAAATCAATGATGAAAAAGGGTGACGCAATCGATGCTGTAATTAATTCTATCGACTGGAAAATTGCTGGTTTCAACAGTCTTCCAGTCGTATTTGGAACCATAATGGCTCTGGTAGACATCTTTATGATGTCAAGCCTCAAGATGATTAACAAAGGAACTTTAAGCTCGGCCGTCGGAATTCCGTTTGCTGTTGGATTATATGCACTCGAGCCACTAATCTTTCTTAAGGCAATGAATTATGAGGGGATGGTTGTGACTAACTTGGTATGGAATTTGCTATCAAATGTAATCGTAACAATGCAAGGTGTTTTTATATTTGGCGAATCGATAAAGGGTCTTCGATGGATTGGTGTTTGCATGAGCATAGTGTCTCTCGCCCTTATGGCGTATAGCGGATAGTTAATGGAAAAATTAATAATTTACCAGCGTCTCGCCGGGGGGTTTGGATGTGCAAATGACATCCAAGCAAGCCAGCAAACCAGCGACTCAACCGTGACCGACGACTTTGCCGTCGAATACGGAGCCATGCTCGATAGTTCCTTCAGGTCGCGCCCCCAGGGGGAGTTCTCATCGAACTTGAACTCGCCACCCCATACCGCCGATAAAACCTCGCAGCGCGCATCTGCATTACCATCAACAGCCGCTCGTGCGATCTGCTGCGTGATAACAGTAGCCATATGATCATTGCTTTCATATCAAAAAAGTTTCCATTTTTATAAGTTAAACCGCTTCTTAAAATCTGCAACGCTGGCCTTAAATGATGGTTTATTCCACAAAATCCACTTTGCTAATGCACCAGGTGTGTCTGGTTTTTGCCAATGTTCTCCCATTCCCGAATGACGACTGAGATAACGTTGCTTACGCGTCTTGTCCTTGTGTTTTGTATAATCGGACATACCTCTTGCTCCAAAAGGAACTGTTTTTTCCTTACCATTATCTTTAACAAATATAGCATCCCATTTTTTTTCCTTTCTGTGGGAACGCCGAATAGTTTTAAGACGCATTTATCTCTTTAAACATAAAATGGAAAGCTGGTATTCAATGGTACGAAAATTTAAAGATGCATCTGATATGCCAAATGTAGTTCAAGAATTATGCCATTCAGTTTTTAGAGGCATTGCCACCTTAAAACTAAAAGAACCAAAAAAGTTTGCCCAAAGACTAGGGCGAGAGTACGAGCAGTTTTACGAGGAACTTAAATTTCCAGATGAACTAAAAGATGAGATACTTCGAGATGATGATTTTTTTAACTTAACACTAGAGCTTCAGAAAAAGTTTAAAAGATAATCAAAAACGAATCCGTCTAAAGACTATAGGCAGTAAACTAAGAATGGGGGATACTATTATCGGTGTTCAGTTTGGAATTGCAAACCCAGATGATATCCTATCCCGAAGTGTAGTTGAAGTCAAGACTGACAAAACCTACCAGGGCGACCAGCCTATTCCGGGAGGTGTATTTGATACACGTTTTGGAGTAACCGATCACGGAAAGGTATGTCCCACGTGTAAACAGACTAACCTTTTGTGTCCCGGACATTTTGGTCATATTCGTCTTTCTCGACCCGTATATCTATACCAATTTATTGAAGTAGTCATAAAGCTACTTGGAGTCGTATGTCTTGCGTGCTCTAATCCGTACCTTCTAGACGAGGAGCTAGAACGGATTGAAAAGATTTCAAAGGGAACGCATAGGTTTGATCTTGTTCGGGAATCGACTGCTTTCTATAAGACACACGCACTCAAGGAAACTTCTGCATGTGGACACTGCGGTTCGCAGCTCATTAAGAAGGTTGCAAAGCAGGAGGGTTCGGTAGCCGCCCTTCAGGCATTTACGTTTGCCGAAGAGAGTGAGCCCATGCGACTTCAGCCCGAACTTGTTCTTCGCTGTTTTCAGCGTATTTCAAACCGCCACGTAGAACTTCTTGGGTTTAATCCTAATTTTAGTCGTCCGGATTGGATGATATGCACAGTACTTGCTGTCCCTCCACTGACAGTGCGTCCGTCTGTAGTGATGGATGATAACCAACGTATGGAGGATGACCTCACTCATCAGCTAATCAACATTGTTCGCCAGAATCAGCGTCTTCGAGAGAAGATCGACAAGGGAGAGTCTGCCGACATCATTAACAAGTACACCGATCTACTCCAGTTTGATGTAGCAACGTATGTCGATAACGATATCAAAGGACTTCCACCAGCTGCACAACGATCTGGCCGGCCACTTAAGACTCTTAAGTCGCGTCTTGGTGCAAAGACTGGGCGTGTTCGCGGAAATCTAATGGGCAAGCGTGTTGATTTCTCTGCTCGTTCAGTTATTACACCAGATCCAAATATTGATGTTGATGAACTTGGTGTTCCAGAAGAGATTGCGATGAATCTAACTTTTCCGGAAATTGTTACGCCTTATAATCGTGATCGCCTTATGATGTGTATTCGCAATGGCCAGACGAAATATCCAGGTGCAAAGAATGTTGAACTAAAAGACGAGAATCGAACGATCCGCCTAGGGTATATCAATCGCGATACTCTTGACATTAAAGAAGGTGATATCGTGCACCGCCATCTTGTAGATGGGGATGTTGTTCTATTCAATCGGCAGCCATCGCTTCACAAAGCATCTATGATGTGTCACCGCGTAAAGGTCCTACCTTATTCAACGTTTCGTCTTAATGTTTCTGCAACCCGCCCGTATAATGCAGATTTTGATGGAGATGAGATGAACATGCACGTTCCGCAGAGTATTGCGAGTGCAACTGAACTAAAGGTAATTGCTACACTTCTTCGTCAGATTATTTCACCCAGAAACTCTGAGCCAATTATTCAGATGTTTCAGGACTCCCTAACAGGCGTCTTTCGTATTTCTCAGCCAAATGTCGCTGTTCCAGAGCACATTGCAATGAATATTCTGGCTCGCATGAAGCGTCCTTTGTCCTCGTTCAAGCGCATTGATCAGCCGATGTCTGGAGTAGATATCATTTCAACTGTATTTCCTCTTATGAACTTTGATGGAAAAGTGAAGATTCAAGATGGAAAACTTGTACGCGGGGTTCTCGATAAGTCTGCTTTTGGAAAGGCGTCAAAGGGAGTAATTCATGTAATTTATTCCGACTATGGACCTGAACGCTGTGGTGAACTCATTAATTCAGTACAAAATGTTGTAACAAAGTTTAATTTGTTCGCTGGCTTTTCCACCGGCCCATCCGACCTTATTGCAAACGAGAAGACTCAAAATGCTATCGACGAGTCTCTACAAGAAGGTAAGCGTCGTGTGTCAGAAGTTATTTCTGATATGCACGCCGGGCGCTTTATGAACAACTCTGGTCGTTCAGACGGCGAGGAGCTGGAAGTGCAGATCCTATCAGCACTAGGTAAGATCACTGGAGATATTGGCGATAGTGCTATTGGCAATCTACCATCTTCAAACCGAATGATTCAGATGTCAAATAAGGGAGCAAACTCGAAGGGTTCAGAGCTAAATATTACCCAGATGATTGCACTTCTTGGACAGCAGAATGTAGATGGTAAGCGCATTCAATATACGATGGATGACCGCACTCTTCCACATTTTGCAAAGTTTGATGACGGCCCAGAATCACGCGGCTTTGTTGAGAATTCCTTTATCAGTGGAATTCGTCCTGCAGAATTCTTCTTTCACGCAATGGGTGGACGCGAGGGACTGATTGATACAGCAGTAAAGACTTCAGACACTGGATACATTCAGCGGAAGCTAGTTAAGTTGATGGAGGATATTCATGTAGAGCAGGATTCTACTGTGCGTGACATCAATGGTGCAATTGTACAGTTTGTATACGGTGAGGACGGTATTGATGCGGTTTCAATTGAGAATCAGGACTGTGATCTTGGTGTGATGTCATTAGAGCAAGTCTACTCGAACTTTGCTGCTACACGCGATGACTTTAAGGCAGTTATGTCCGAAAGTGTATCTGAGAATCCACCTGATCTTGTTGATCAGATTATCTCTGATCGTGAAATGTTCGTAAAGTATGTTATTCGCAACTCAAACAAGACAGATGTTTCTGCACCCGTACATCTCGGGCGACTGATATATGGCCTTCGTAACAATTATTCAACTAAGACTGATCTCACGCCAGAGTATGTTGTAGAAGAACTAAACAAGCTTTGTTCAGAGCCATATATTGCTCCGAATCGGCTGTTTCATATACTAATTCGGTTCTATCTTGCACCTAAGAAATCGATGATTATTTATCGGTTTACGCGTGCAATCTTCGATGAACTACTCCGGGATATTCGCTTCAAGTATATCAAATCCCGCGTCCATCCTGGAGAAATGGTTGGCCCTCTTGCAGCCCAGTCAATTGGTGAGCCCACTACTCAGCTCACTCTTAATACGTTCCACTCTGCAGGAACAGTAAAGGCTAATGCGACACAGGGCGTTCCTCGTATTCAGGAGCTACTAAGCGTTTCGCACAATCCAAAGAATCCTTCGAATATGATCTATCTGATTCCATCCATGTCTACTTCGCAAGACAGTGCAATTTCAGCAATGAAGGAAATCCAGAAGACAACTCTTCGGGATATCACCAAGTCTGTTCGTATCTATTATGACCCCAATCCACTGAGCTCAGACACTCTTGTGCAGGAAGATCGTGAGATTCTTCTGACTTACGAGAAGTTCTCAGTTGCACAGGGGCAGACGTGTATCTCTCCCTGGATTATGCGTCTAGAACTAGATGGTATGGAGATGCTGTCACGCCACCTTACAGATATGACAGTTGTTACAAGTAAGATTCGTAATAATAAGGTTCTTCGTGTATTTGATTGTGTTCATACTGATATCAATTCAGATAAGCTTGTTCTTCGAATTACATTTGGCAATGAAACTGCTAAGAATGCACTTTCTCTTCGGTTTATTGAAGACAAGCTTCTCGATACTACGCTGACTGGAGTAGATGGTATTGGGCGTGTGGTTCCTCGGGAAGTAAAAGATGAGTTAGTATTTGATGAACGGACTGCCGCGTACACTCCCATTAAGCAGTACGTTCTCGATTCAGAAGGAACCAATCTATTCGATCTATTTACCAATCCCAATGTAGACGCAACACGGACATTCTCGGACGACATTCATGAAGTTCTAGATGTATTTGGAATCGAAACAGCTCGCATGGTTATGTACGATGAACTAATGAAGGTTTTCGGTGCTGGATCAATTAATTATCGCCATCCGTGCCTTCTTGTAGATGCAATGACGTATCACGGACACTTTGTTGCAATTGATCGTTTTGGAATGAATAAGCTCGAGAACGGCGTTCTTGCGAAGTCTTCGTTTGAACAGACCTCAAAGATTCTCTTTGACGCTGCAGTAAGCGGGGAGTTTGATACAATGCGTGGTGTCTCAGCGAACATTATGTTCGGTCAGAAACCACCATGTGGAACTGGTTTTGTAGATATTCTAATTGATGAAACCCGTCTTCCTGAAGGGGTGGAAGAGGGCGACTCGATGTTCGAATCAGATCTTGCACATGCGAATTCTCTAGTCACGCAAGAAGAGAAGAAGGACGATGCAGAAGGATATTGTAGAATGGGAGACATCGATATGTCTTGGTAAATTACTTTAGAAAAAACACAAGTGCAAGTGTTTCAAACATTATTCTAAACAATGGTCTGAACCAAATAATTGCAAGAAGAACGTTTCCGTCTCCATAACGGTCATAAAGGAACAGAGACACTGCCCACATAAGACCTAACACCGTGACATAAACACCTGCTATTTCACCAGATAATAGGTAGTTGTTGTTATCTAATTTGTTAGATGTAAGGTATATTATTACACCAGAACCAATTATGCAAAAAATAACAATAGCTAAAAATGTTTTGCTAAGCATTCTTACTTTAACACATGGTGTTTTTAATTATAAAATGGAGTATGATTCGGTTATCTTAAATGTAATTTCTGCTTTTAAACGACGGGCAGAAATTGGACAGATTAAATATGGAAAAACCTTAGACCGCAATGATCTGACGTTTTTACAGTGGATTCAACATGCTCAGGAAGAGCTAATGGATGGTATTCTTTATCTTGAAAAAATTAAGCAAATTTCTGGTGTTACTGAAGATAAGCTTTTTAGTTTGAATATGCAAGACCGCCCATCCCCGACATAATGCGAAGAACGTTGTAGTTTACAGCGTATACGCGAACATCGTACGTCTGATCTGTATCTTGGTTAATGTATGCCGATCCACTTAGTGTCATCACAATTGTGGCGGTGTCGATACGAGAGAAGTTGCATGTTCCAGATGGCTGGTGTTCCTCGGGGCGGAGAGCAAAAGAGTACGAGAAGATGCCCGACTGCGATGAATACCCAGAACTGTTTGCCACACCGTTTATTCCGGTGTGGTGCTGGTATGACTGAACAGAACCAAAATAATCTCCATATCTCTTATCTAGACGATCCTGACCATTGATCTGGAGAAACTGTTCGTAAACTGGGCAGCCAGAGTCTACATTACTCACATTCACTCCGTTATAGGTGAATGGCGTTAGTATTGTTCTATTGAAAGCAGCGGCCGTATTGCAATTTGTATATAATGTCGGCTGAACAACCCATACGAGCTCCTTCACTGGGTGATTAAATGTTAAATCAATACGATTTGCAGCTGAGGATACACCCTTATCCTCGTTAAACTGGCACTGCTCGATTAGGTATTCGTGGCTCGCCTGTGCCATGCGACGACGCTCTTCCGTATCGAGATAAATGTAGTCAATGTAAAGTGCAGCGCGATCAGCCTGGGGGAGTCTGCTTAGACCAGCCGTTCTGAAGTCTCCAGAGATGCGTTTAGGATCGTTCCACTGTACATTGATCTTGACTTCGTGGTACTGAAGTGAGATAAGAGGAAGCGCGGCACCGGGGTTGCGGGTGAAGAAGAAATACAGTGGGATATAAAGTGTGTTGGGGATTGACTGACGTCCCTGAGACGCTGTCGTGCATCCCGCAGATGTTGAAAACGCACTAGCTCCGCCCGCAAGTCCACCTCCTACCATTTTGTTGAGATTTAGCGACTTCTCATATGAAGAAGTCATGCTCTCCCAAAGAAAAAGGAATTCGCCGTATAGACGATCAATTACTTGGCCTCCGATATCGAGCTCGACATAATCTATAAGATTGTAGCCAAGGCGCCCTTGTGCATTGTTCCATGAAAACGCTTGGCCATTCGTTCCGTTTGTTGGAAGCTGCACTTCCACATACGTGGAAAAAAGAAGATCAGCGTGACGCCCAATTATCGCGGTCTGCTTTGTGCCCCACGAAGGCTGTCCGTTGAAATTTATACGAAAAGGTTCCATCGCAAAATTAGTGTGGCGCTTAAATAGACCTTTCCAGAATGTGATCTGGGGATTCCCAGAAATATACGCATCCTGTGCTCCATATGCAACAAGTTGTAATAAGCCTCCACCCATTTCTCTTTATATGTTAGTTATACTGAAATTTTTAATGTCTGCGGCGGCGAACTGTCTTGCTTCCCCGTTTGCGACGACGCCCGCCCTCTTCTTCTGGCGCAGGCACGGGAAGAGCACCTTCCTCCTCGTCAGCACCACCCTTCTTGGCGTGGTGCCACGACTTCTTCGCCTCCTTAATTACCTGCTTAAGCCCAAGCCCCTTCTTGTAAGTGCCCTTGTGCTTCATAGACTTCATTGTCTTTTTGATGTGCGTAATCCACTTATTGGCCATTGTTTATAATTAACGCATAAAATTATATTACGATGGACCTGTCCCCCGTCTTTGGATTTGCATCATAAATTGGAGAAGTGTGTGCCATTGGTTGAAAGGAAAGACTGGGGTCGGGAAGGGTTGGTGTTTTGTAAGTCTTCGGCTTATATCTCAGGGGTTCTGGTTTCAGAACAAAACTAGCTTGTTGAAATTGGCCAACGTACAGTTCCATCATGCTATCTAGGGATCCATAATTCATTAAATTCCACTGACACCCATAAGAGAACAGAATAGTCGGATTTCCATTCTTTAGATCCGGATCAGGATCAGGAACCACCATCGTTATGTGCTGACGATTGTTTTCTACAAGTTCTTCGTGATCATGGGGTTGTGAAGCTTGCATAAATGTAAGCCGTCTTAAATTAGATGTAGACCAAGAAAGGTTAATTAATTCGTCTATATTAGTACCCTTCGTATTTCCTCCGGAAACAATGATAAGTTTTCCGGATAAGTTTTTAATTGGTTCAGTTGCTAGATTTTTACGATGGAAGTTATATTCTGGTCCAAGCATATATCTAGCAACCGTAGTTTTTAGTATTTCAGCGCAAGCATTCATTACAACTGTCTTATCTGTATGAAAAACTAGACTCAGAATAAATGGATCGCTAGATAATGGAGTTTCTACCTTATTAAATGCACTATTTGCAATTGATACACAGCAAGAGTCAAATGACACAGAATTTTTTGCATAATCATAACCAAATTTCTCATTCTTTAGTCCAACGACTGGCTTATCATCCTCACCCGCGTATACATCTAGTTCTACAAGGCGGGCCCCTGCTTTTATAGCAAGAGGAATGATGCCATCAGAAATATAGTCAAATATATAGGAGCTTGGAAATAGCGAGTAAGCGGATGATGCAACATAGTAATCGCATAGCCGCATATCTTCAGAATATGCAAGAGGTGCTAAACTAGTAACTTTGGGATATACTCCAAATGTACCGCTTGCTCTAGCAAGAGTTGCAGAACTTGATCCGACTGCAGCCGTATAAATAAAATAGGCAATGCCAATAACAATTAACAATCCAAGAAACATCAAACCGCTCATTAACGTCTCGTCCATCCTATTATTTAACTCTTTGTTTAAAAAGAAGCTTGCGAAACACATTCACAACATCGTCACTTACTCGTTTATCCATAGGTATTTCAAGGAGACAACAATAGTGAAAATACAAACAATACATTCCACATTCCGAATCCTTATATTGGTGTTTTAGCTTGTTATAAGTTGTACGCATAGGCAGCTGATGCACTCCTGATTGCATCCATTGCTCCTTCCATCTAGCCATCAAAACCTTGATTTCTTTCTCTGGTTTTTTCGAGTAAGAATCAAAATATGTCATTCGAGGCTCTTCTAGTTCCGGACGTATGTCGCAATAAACTGCAATCCAGTGTTGTCCTGGTCCTGTGTGTACGTCGGTGTTAAAAACAATACCTATCCTCGTGTACCCTTTAGAATAGAGGTCTTTTATGTCTAGCGAACAGAGTGTATCAACTATGCATTTTCCAGTTTTTCGCCCGAGATCAAAATCTATAGGAATGCAGCCGAGAAACTTGTAAGTTTTAAAAATCTTCATATACTGCTTTTCTACGCTTTCTATATCTTTAGAGGATAGCCATTCTTCCGGATTTGTTATCCATGAATCAGGTGCTTTGGGCCTCTGCAGCATATGTGCAACAATACATTCAGTTCGTCCCGATGCACAGGTCTTATGAAATCTTTTTTGAAGATTTTCCCATATATCCGTTGTTCCTATTGGACTTTCATTGGGATGTTCATTATTGTAGACGTTACGCAGGTTTTCAAGCTCCTTTGTACCGAACATTCATATTATTAACTACGAATAAAAATGGAATTATCACTCGTTACTGATAAAACAGTAAAATGGCTGACTCTACTGATGTTGCTAAGACCCCAAAGCGGGGACGTCAAGAGAATCCCGAGCCTCCGCCTGTAATTCGAAAGAAGCCACGCAGATGTGTCGGGTGCATTGAAGACATTCTCAATCAGCAGGGGCATTACGGTGGATGCATTCCAGATCCTTCTCTTGGAGAGGATTGGGAGGATTGTTACGTGCCTAAGTAAAAATGGATTTTTAATCAGATATACTAGATTTAGTAAACAGAATAGAATGCCTAACAACAAGTCTCACCTGACGTACAAGGCTCTCCTGATGGTTCAACGCCAGAACGGAGAGGCGTATATGCCAGGGGGGTATGTCTACCAGTACATTCTTCCAGCGCGCGTACAGCCTGCCAACTCTTTGATGCACAAGTCCATTATGGAGCGCATGAAGGATGGCAAGCCGCCTGCAATGGTTCTTTATACCGGTAGGTAAAAATGGATTTATTTTTTCAATACTGCAATTCAGTAAAATGGCCGACGAGGATATGGAGAATCTCCGCGCTTCGATCCGCCAGTATACTGCAATCGACAATCGGATTATTGAGGCCAATCGTCGACTGCATGAGCTTCGAGAGGAGCGAAAGATTCTTGAGCTTCAGATTGTTGATGTTCTCAAGCAGCCTGCATACGCTTCTTTTCAGAAACTCAGTGTTGCAGATGATGGTTCTACTATCAAGGTACACCGACCAGGGTGGAACAAGTCCTGGTCGCTGTCGCAAACTATGCTGCAACGTTATATTCGCGAGTACTTCGAAGGCAATGCGCGCCCAAACGCTAACGACTGCATCAAGCATATCGTTGACCGTAATCGGCAGGAGCTTGTTTCTCAGGTATTCTGTCTAGAGCGCTCAGTTGCAAAGACCGACTAATATCCGCGTATTTTTAACTTATTTGTCAATAGGGCTCAGTACTAACAATGGTTGAATATGTTCTGGAAGTTCACCCTTAACTGGTATAGGACACGTATCTAAGTATGTTTTGTTACATCCAAGCCATTCAACCTCTTTAAATCTTTTTATTAGAAGAGGTAATCTTTTTTTACCATATACACGATGAGCATTCCAGACAAGACCGTCATTACCGATAGGAACTCCTAAAAAAAGAAGACCACGTTTATTTAGTTTTTTGTAAATTTCTCCCATAGTCTCACAGTCTCCATTCGGGTTCAATGTATCGCCATATCTTCCAAGACCAGAATGTTCAATACTTGAAAAACTAACAACTGAATCATAAGTTTCGGATGACTCACAAAAATCATTAAAGGAGATTGTACTTATAATGTCACTCGTGCATAATGGGACATTATATTCTACTGTAGTTACATGTTTTGCGCCACAATTTATGAGTATAGCCTCAAGCCAAGGAGTATGTGAGCCAATAACAGCTATACGTTTGTTTTTTATAAATTCAATATATTTTTCGAATGCATTTACGTGCAAAATAGAGGCACCTCCATATGGTTCACTACCATGGCTTTTGTTTTTAATATTTTGTATTGTAAATCTGTTTATAAACCCTTTTATAAAGAGATCTGACCATTCTATAGGAGAACATTCAACACTTTGATTAAAGTACCAAGAGTATACTGGTACAGTGTCATTCATTGTAAAAATATTCTTTAGATACTCTGGTATTACTCGTGGTGGTTCCATTTATTAAAGATTAATAATATATTGTCTATTAAAAACGGACAGTGTATTATAAAATAAAACAATTTCCAATAATGGACCTGCCAATTTACAATCCTTTTAATTCACGGAATCGTATGTTTACCAAGAATGATATACATTCGATTCTGCGTAAGCAGAATTCTAACTACCAAGTTAAAAATACCGAAATTTTCCAGAATGCAATGATTCATTCTTCATATGTTCGGAGAAATGACTATACAACGCCACAGGGTGATAGTGCAAAACTTGCAGATCGCCCATCAGACTGTCTAGATTTATTTTCAGAGTCATATGAACGTCTAGAACATCTAGGAGACTCCGTATTAGGAGCAGCGGTTGCTACATATCTAAGTGTTCGGTTTCCTACACAGCAGGAGGGTTTTCTTACAAATGTGAGAAAAGAAATTGTTTGCAATACTATGTTAGGTACACTTGCTGTAAATATTGGATTAAACGAGTTTTATGTAATTTCAAAGCACAATGAGGGTTCGTGTAATGGTCGAACGAATACGAAAAAGTTAGGAGATATTCTAGAAGCGTTCATTGGTGCAATGTGGATTGATTCCGGATATAACTTTCAAGAAGTTTACAGCTTTGTAGTTTCTCTTATTGAAAAATATATTGATATTCCAAGAATCTTGCTGAATGATACTAATTATAAAGACCAACTACAGAAATTCTGTCAAACTAGATTTCACTATACTCCATGTTACGTAATGTTATCTACAAACGGAAACTCCTATACAATGGCTGCAACTGACGCGAATGGTGGACATATTGGGATTGGTTCCGGATTAACTAAAAAGCAGGGAGAACAGCAGGCAGCAAAGGTAGCATTGGCTTCATTCAAATAAAAATGGAAACATTTTATACAGAAATCTATAGAATTCAAGAATGAATCGCCAGACAGAGAAACCTGTTAACTATGACATGTTTGCTGCACATACTGCAGCAGCTCGCGAGTATGGGCGGCTAAAGGCACGGGCAGTCGTAGTAGCAGCAAGGGCTAAGGTTTTAAAAGACATTGCAGATCGCCTCAAGGCAGAAGAAGCTGCTAACCGCAAGTAATTAGGTAAATTTTTCGTTATGAAAGATGCACAGTTTTTCTCGGAAGTCTACGAGATAGAAGCTCCCGTTGGGTTCCTCCTGCTGACATATCATCGCCAGGAGGAATGCCTTCTATTGAACGAAGAACTTCAGCTACACGCTGGGGTTGGTCTGCAAACTGAAGAAGTAGTTGAGTACGAATAATTTCACGACGGAGCGGTGGTCTTGATGTTCTCATTGAGCGAGAAATAGTTCCAAGACCACTTCCTTCTAATGTAAAATTATCAACCTCGTTCTCTCTCATAAAACCAAGTATTCTATCAGAAAGTTTGGCCTTTTCCTCGCGTATTCTTTTTTGCTGTAAAAGAAGATTTCGAGATTCATCGTCGAGTTGAACCCAACTGCGAATCACATTTTTAATTTCCTCTGTGTCCCCCATTTAGACTTTGAACGGATTTTATATGAAAGTCTCTTACCTCCTAAAGCTGGTGTAACTGGCGTCGCGGGCCGAGAAACCAGACCAGACAACTCCGATACAAGTTCTTTCTTAGCAGGTGTATTCGCAGAGTCTAACTTTTTGTATTCAGCGACCTTTGCCTGAGCATTTGCAAGCATTGCCTGTCTTTGTGCAGGATCCTTTATCTTATCTGCAAAAGTCTGAACGGCACTTGTGGCATTTTCAAAAGATTTATTCAATGTATCTTTAAGTTTTTGAGCATCTGCCTTTGGATCTCCGACGTATTCTGGATCGATAGTATATGATTCTATTACGTCACCGAGACCAGCGAACATCGATTCCCGCAGCTGTTTTATTAGTGCCTTACGCTTTGCTGCAAATTTCGAAACTAATGTATCAGCAGATTCGCCCCAGCTTTGAAGCGCCATTCCGACAAAAGGGAAAAGAGCTAATGATTGTGTGAACGCTTGGCCATAATGTTGTCTTGACACAAATATGACCATATTGAAAAATATGAACATAGTTGAAATCATGTAGCCAATCACAATACCCACAGTAGATGCTTCAGGTATAGGAGCAAGACCCATAAGAATCGGGGTATATGTCTGGGCCATCTTGGCTAAATTTTTATTTGCCTGTGATATTACATCCACAGCTAGCCCAAGTGCCTGACCTGCAGCAGGGTACTCTTCTAGGTTTTGAAGAGACACCGCATTTAACATAAGTATCGGACCCTGAACAGCATCTGGAGTCATATAAAACATTGTTTTGACCCATCTGCTTATGAGAGCATCAAATGCACCTTCTCCAGTACCTCCTATCTTTTCGGAAAAATAAGAGAAGATCTTCTCAGCATCTTTTTTTGAAAAAAACTTTGTTTTCTTTGATTTGTCTAAAAAAATAGAGTTACGAAGTTTTGTTGCATCTTCAAACTTGTTCGTTTCAAGAAAGTGAAACAGTCCGAGAATACGTGCACCCTTTCTAGAAAGTTCTTGATTTTTGGTTAATTGTAACAGTATCTTATGTATTTCAAGTTCATATTTATCTACCGGGTCCTTATCATAAATCCAAACCTTCTCCATTATTAACTTCGCAGAAAACAAAAGGATGCAGGAAGAAAAGGGTGACATTCATTGGAATGAACAACTAGAAGAAATCCTGTCTAGAGAGGGGGAAAGAGCATTGTGTTATTCGTGGCTTCATCTTAAGTCACAAGGTAGATTTGCTAAGTTTGATACAAATATTGCACTTCCTGTAATTGTTCTTTCTACTCTAGCAGGTACTGGTTCGATAGCATCTCAATCTCTTTTTGGTGGTTCGCAGGCTGCAAATATTGTCATAGGTGCAATTAGCTTAACAGTAGGAGTAATGAATACAGTATCTAATTATTTTGGATTTGCAAAGAGATCAGAAGCACATCGAATTGCAGGAACAACATATGCAAAAATACATAAGTTTATTCTTATAGAACTAAGCTTACCGCGCAAAGAAAGAATGAAAGCAAATGATGCACTAAAAATTATACGGGAACAACTAGAGCGTCTGAGTGAAATAAGTCCGCAAATCCCGGATCAAATTATTGGCGATTTTAATCATAAGTTTCATGATCAGACTGACGTATCAAAACCAGAAATTACAAATGGCCTTGATCCGATTAAAGTATACATAGAAAATTCTGAAAAATTGAACACATCACCTAGATCGAATGTTGCCGTTGCACTTGTTCCACACCCTTCCCCTACATCGGCTGCTGCTGCAAGTCCACCAACCCCTACATCCACTAGGCCTCTGCCAACCCCTACTATTAAAATAGGACCCATACCCAAGAGTTAGAACTTCCATTTCTTATCACATTCGAGGCATGTGACAAACGTCGTCATCGGCTCATCTGCAGAGCGTGTCTGTAGCTGATAATAGTCGCAGCGTGACTTCTTTTTGCAACGAGAACAATGAAGATAGATAGATGCAGCAGTGTTCTTTGAATATAGCTTTTTCTCGGTCTCAATAATCTTTTCAAGTGCATCTTTCCACCGAGAGGGACAAATTTCATGTGCTGGCATATCAACGAATGTCTTACAGTCGATCTCTCCTGACACAATTCGGTTTGCCCAGTTCTCGCCCTTACTACGGATATTTTCATATACAGAAATGCATTTGCTGCGATAAGAGTTCCAAAAGACATGATTATTCCAGTCAACATCAATGCCATTATAGCGACAGAATGATACAATAGAATTTAAAACCTGAGTCTCGAGATCAGTTGAAAGATCTCCAACATATTCTTTAAAATTAAGAATTACCTTTTCGCGAATTGGACAATCAATAAATACATCTTTAGTTTTGATGATGACTGGTTTAACAATTACCTGTGGACCCTTTCCATCAATCTCCTCTTCTACAGAACTGTCTGTCTCGTCGTCATCCTCATCTGGTTCAGCATCATCCTCATCATCTGACATATTGAAAGACCATTCGTGATAGAGAATTTCATAATCATCAACCTTTAGTGCGACATATTCTGCTGCAGTTTTTTCATAATCATCCTGGTTTTCACTAGTCGTTGCAAGAATTACAATGTTACCAGAATAGGACTCTTCATCAAATGGAGAAGGGAGCATGTGAGGATTATTATCTCCGTCATTTTCAGAAACCATCGCAAAGAGACTGAGCCAACGTTCCGGAGTAACTGGGTCTTGAATTTTTCCCTGAAACTGAATACTCTGTTGCTTATATTTCTTTCGAATCCAATCCAGGACATCTGCAGTTTTGATAGGAATATTAATTTCAGAAAGAACGCCGGTAGATGAAACACTTGTTCCCAACACCATTTATTAGTATTCAAATTATAGTATGTATAAGTTCCATTTTACACGTGTAAAAACGGAATTATTTATGTATTTTATGTTATATATAAAATGGCTTACGTTCCACCAGCGCTTCGTGCGGGTGCAGAAAAGCCACCGCCAAAGACCTATGGTCGCCGTGATCCTCAGAAGGAACGGCTCATTGCAGAGAAACTTGCACAAGATAATCGGGTTTCTGAGGTAATCAAGAATTGTTCTGAGAGTGATTTTCCAAATCTGTCAAAGATTGGAGAAACTAACTCGCGTATCAGTCGCATTTCCTATTCAGGAAAGGCAGAGAGCTGGATGAAGACCAGACAGCAAGACGAAATCAATAAGAAGGTGGAAGCAGAGCTTGCATCAGTTCGCTCAGCTCGCGAAAAGCAGCGTAGTGAGGAAGATGCATATCTAGCATCGCAGTTTGTTGGTTCTGCAAAGAGCCTTCGCGTCAAACATACTGAGGAGGTTCCAATTATGGAAGCTGCTCAGATTGAACCTGAATGGACTCTTGTTCAGAGGAAGCCTCGCAAGGAGCCTAAGAGCAAGATTAACTTCGATGAAGTTTCTGGTGAAATGTCGGAGTCAAGCGACCAGGGTGACTGGGATGGCGACACGGCTGACCACGATACTCTATGGCGTGGTTGAATCGGTATCTGAATTTTTTCCAAATATCAATTCTCTAAAAAATGTCCCAATAGTTCTAACGATATCAAACCCTTTGAAAGGATTAGAATTTGCAAATCTTAGTCCCATTGTGCCGCCTATTAATACCGCAGCTATCGCTACGAATGTTAATACTGCTCCCAGCAGACCGTGCTCCTTTACAAAGTCTGAACCTTGTTTGTTAAGTTTTCCCATAAAGGTGGTTGGGTTAGTAGCCTCTTGATGTTCTGCAAGAGTTCGTGTTGTTGAATCGGTTTTTAAATCTACTTTTTGAACCGGATTACTACTCTTAACCTTTTTCCCGGTTGGACGGCATCTCATGTATGTTTTGTTATCGTGAGGCATGGGCCCTCCTACTAAACTTTGTATGTCGTTGAAGTAAATCTCGCGGTTTGCAATTGATTTTACTGGTCTAGAACCAGCTGTTACATTTCTAACTAAGAATGCAAAGTCAGTTGTATCCATATTTATCATCGATTTAAAAACAACCCATTCGCATGGAGCACATGGCGGGGTTACCGTTGAGCCTGAATATACGTAATAGCTTCCTTCTGGAGGAACCATCATATATACACCCCAGTTACTCAGAGCAACTTGCCTAGGTTCTGGTGTAGATGGATCCGAATATGGAACTGTTTGTTTGAAAAAGTTATAAGATGGTGTTTCTGTCGGATTTACTCGAAAAAGCGAAGATACACAGAGTATATCACCAGTTGGTTTTTGAAACATAGCAATCACTTCCCCGTCTGCTTGTATGCCTTCGATCGTGTGGTGACTCGGATGGTTTATGTGAACAGCAATGCAGTTGTAAGACTCTCCTCTGAATTTACAACTTCCTAGACCTGCAGAATTACTAGCTTTAAGAATAAGAAGTCCTTCGTCGCTGATCTGTACTCCAGCAGAAGTTGCTTGCCCATCATCCATCACAAGTTCACACGAAAGTGCACATGGTTTTGATGAAGCTTGAGTTAAGTTAACAGGACTTTGTTGGGCACTTATACATGAACCTCCCCAACCGGTCTCATTTGCAAAGAGACTCATTTGTTAGTCAGCTAGGTTTTTGTTATAAAAAGCATCTCGCATCAAGATAATATAGATGTCAACATCAAATGATGTTATGATAGGAGTTGGAAGCGGAATTGGCGTAGTTATTGCAGTAGGTGTTGCGTTTGCAATGTCACAGGCTTCCGTACGTGAATCTTTAGGAAATGCATTTGGAATGTTCTTTTTCTCAGTAACAAACTTTATACCATTCGCGTTTATAACGTTCGGTATGATTGCAGATATAGTTGCACAGGAATTTAGATATACTCTTGTGAGTGTGACTGGATTTGTTGCAATTCTTATAAATTGGCTTCTCAAGTTTTTTACAGAGCCTGCGTTTGGTATTAGCATGTCTGGTGGCGGAGAACAAGGATGGTGTTTTATTCCAGGGTTAGAGGCATTTGAATCTAAGGCAACACCAATGAATATAGTTTCATCTGGTGCAATAATAACATATCTTCTGATTTTTGCAACATTGAACAGACAGCCCGGCCAGAATATTTCGCTAATACTTTCACTGCCTATAATGTTTTGTCTTCAGCTGGCAACCTTTTATTTTGGAGGTTGTGATCCATATTATCCATCCGGAATATATGGTAAACTTCTTGCTATTCTTATAGGTGTTTCTGTTGGAAGTGGAATGTATGGCGTAGTCAACGCATTTGCTCCACAGCTTTCTCCATTCAGTCGTTATTGGGCCGGTACACAAGCCCCAACTTCTGGACTTCAGAGCTCGGGGAGCACAGGAGTTCCAAATGGAGTTGGCGCTCCTTCAACTGGTGGAAAGTGCTCTGCTGCAAATACAGACGATGACAATGCATACGTATGTGAAGCATATAAGAATGGGCAACTGGTTACCGAGACAATATCTTAAACCAGCCAGTTATTGCAATTCTAGATTTAGGTCCTACAACTTTATTGACGAAGTGAAGTGGATTATTTTCAGGTTCTAATTTAAATATTGTAACAGAGTTGAAATCTGGATAAAAAGTTTCTGTTACAGAACGATTCTCTTTATCCCAGAAAGATAAGAACCCTCCGAAGTGAGGATTCCAGTCCTTAGTAAGTTGAAAAGTAAATGAATACTCACCTCTGTCTGCGTCATCGTGAATAAGTGCAAAATCACCATCTTCATACTTAGATAAAAATGGTGTAATAATTTCTATATCTGTACAACCAACGGATTTACAGAGTGAATTCTTTAATTCAGTGTTTATAAAGTCTAATATCTTGAGGAGAATTGGCGATTCAAATTGAAAAATACGTCTAAACCGAAATCCATAAGGATTCTCGTTAAGAAAGTTTGTTTCGGTTCTAATAATCTCTGCATTAATCACGTCACTATTTTCAGGAGTTTCATCGTAATAAACAACATTACCATTGTCTGTTGAAAAAACATACTGCCACTTTTCGGGTGAAATAATATCAACTAATGCGTATATTTTTACTGCATCGTCTATACTTAAAAAGTTTTGAATATGCATTTACACCATAATTAAATTATTTTACCGTGTAGCATTCCGCAGTATACGATAATATCCAGCAACTGTTGAACCGGAATGCTTTTCAACAGTTTCATTGTGAATAACAACCATTGTCGGAACAACAGTTACACCATATTTCTGGGTAATGCCATTTGGATCTTCACGGATATTAATAGATTCCCACTTTAGACCCGGGAACTCGTCCTTAAGATCCTCGAAAATTGGCTTAAGAACCTTACAGGGTTCGCAGGTGGGTGACCAGAAATGATATACACTCATTCTTGTTTTACAATTGTTATTCCTTCTTTGACTAAATGTGTTCCTGCAGTTAGGCGAGCAACACGAGTCTTGTTCATCCGCTGTATCTCAACCTGATATCCATTTTTACGAATAGTCTTTTGGAATGCAGTGAACAGCGCGCTCTTCAAAGCTAGTGGATCTAGAAGATGAAGATGTGTTTTGCACCACTCGACAATCTTTGTTTCTTCGAGTGGTGCCCCCATCATTGTCAATGGAAGGTCTTCAAAAGGTCCGACTGTTGTGGATATAGCTTTTTTTTCAATCGGTTCAATTAGAACTGCAACAGCCATCTTGTCTACAATATCATTAAACCGACTTAATTCATCAGTCTTTCCAGTGTGAGCCTTTACGTATGTTATAATATAGCTCTTAAACTTAGTAAGTTGAATACTAGTCGCTTCAATAAGATCCCTGTGAACAACTGCATTTCCGGTTGCAGTCTTCCAGTTATTTTTAAGCCAAGACGGGAGCCAACTAGTCAGACAATCCCGAGAATAAGTAGAGTCAGTGTAAATGTGAATGGATGTATCTGCAGGGGATCCGCATTCAGAATGAACCTTTTTTACACCTTCATGTATTGCTTTTAGCTCTCCTCTCTGATTAGTCTGAGTTTCATTTTCTGGAATTTTAAATGCAAAAGACCACTCTGGGCGTTCTGGAAAGAAGGCAGCGTACGATCCAGCCGCTCCCTTTTTACCATTTGCCTTACACGCTCCATCAGTGAACATTCGAATTTCACTCATATTTATAATTTGGAATATGTATAAAATCTGGCATCCGTTTTGTTACACATCTGCTTAATATTGCAGGTTGAATTGTAGACGGTTCTTCGACATGAAACCATACTCTGTTTTTAAATGAGCGCTGTTCAAGCTGTCGACGAAGCATTTGCTGACATGCAAATGTAAGAAACTCTGAATGCCAAATAATGAGAACACGAATTCTGGTAGATCTATTTCTGGGAACTCGCGAAATCCACATGTCAAACCACGGTGCAAATACTTCTGCTGAATAAAAAGAAGACGCATCTACTTCATCGAACTCACATTTATCTGCGTGTTCAATTTTATATGCCTCAAACGCTAATTTTGTTTCATGATCATTCAAAGGTTCAAATAAAACATAATGTGGTGGGGGAAACTCCATTATTTATTCAGGTACACTGTCTGAAGATTGCATAATCTTCTTAACCTGAATGCCCGAATCAACAATGTAAAGGCTGTTTTCAGTAGAAACAATGTAGCACATTTCACACTTAAAAACTGTTTGAATAGTTGAAGTGTACTCATTGTTCGACTTTACAAGATACTTTGTAGTATCCTGAACTCCGATGCAACATTTCTTTTCAAGACTGTCTCTGTAGTAATCAAGATAAATTGGCTTGTCCTCGTCAATCGCAACCTTGGCTGCACGAAGAAGAACTGCCGCTGATGGAAGAGACATTTATTGTTAAATAATCTTTTCTATCAAGAAACCTGAACGCATTTAACAGCATCTTCTAGTTTGAAGCGAGAACGCATATTCAAACTTGGTAGGTCTAGACGAGGGCGCGCAAGAATTTCAGACATCTTTGTAAATATCAGTCCACGTAGCTCGACTCCAGTTGATGGCAATAGCTTACTTATTTCGAAAATAAAGTCACAATACTGTGTTACATTCTCTTCAGACTGTGCACTTTTTGCATTTGTGATAGTTTCGCTTAAATCAACAATAACCCGATCCATCGCATTCTGTAGAGCCTCGCCACTAACAAGCTTACGGATATATAGATGAGTAAGAAAGCGAGCATAACCTCGCCGGATATCCTTTTGCTTACTCCATGCAACAACCTTGTCTTCGAATGCAGGATCCCCCATCTGAGGAAATACAAGTGTTTCGTTCATGTCGTAAAGTGTTCCAAACATCGAAACGTGTGTCTCGAGGTCTTCCGAAATTTCCGGAATAACTACGTTGAGCTTTTCTGCAATATCGGCCATGACTCCGGCATAATAACTTCCGCGAATGGCCTTGTCAAAGAGAAGTGTCGTGGTCCGGAGACGGAACTGTTTGTCATTGCTGCTTAGAAGAAGTATTGCCTCTGCAGAAAGCTTTTCAATATTGGCTGGTGCAACCTTGTTGAAAATTTCAAAGATTGCATCGTAATTCGGATCGTTTGTCTCTCGAACCTTACGAACATATTCTACTAGAATATTCTCTCGCCAATTTCCGGTCTCATCCGGTCGCTTTCTCGGAAGAAAGCGCTGCTTGATTGGCCGTATTGGGCGATATGCTGCGGGTACAATTCTAAGCCGAGCAATATTATCCTGAATAATAGGAGGGAGTGGAAGTTTTGGCCCAAAACGAATCGAATAAATAAGAGCACTTGTTACTTCCATGGTGCTATATTCATAGTGAAGCGAAAACGAATTCGTTTTTTATCCCGAGAATATAGATATCATAACAATAAATGGGGTCAACACCGGAGACCACAAAACTCCAATATACTTGGGTTCTGTGGTACCATGACCCCGAACTCAAGGACTACAGTCCGAGTAGCTATATTAAAGTTGCAGACTTTTCAAATCCACAGCAGTTCTGGAGTGTAATCGATTCAATCCCACGAGAAGCCTGGGAGTGCGGAATGTATTTCTTTATGCGTAGAGGCTTTTCTCCTATCTGGGAAAGTCCAGAAAACAAGGCAGGCGGAACATGGTCAAAGAAAATTGAAGCAGCACAAGCACATACAACATTTGTTGATCTGATGGTACACTGCGTTGCAAATGAACTTCTTATTAATCGGAAAGAAACCCTATCTGGTATTTCTATTTCGCCAAAGGGGCAGTTTCATATTATCAAGATTTGGAATACAACAACATCGGTCTCCGATAAGGCGTATCTTAACCAAAATCTTACTTACTACAAGGTTACTGATGACGTTGCATATACGTCTAATCAGTCTCGTGCAAAATAATGCTTATTATTTTAATGGAAAAGGAACAGTTGATTGCACTCTTGAAAGAATGGTTGGTATCCTCGATAACATTCATGTATCGCTGGCTAACTTCTGATGGTGAGATATTAGGTTTTATTCTAGCCGTTCTTCATATTTTAGTAGCAGGAACACTGCTTTTATCTAGTTTTATTGCACATACTATCTATCCAACGTGGCAATTTAAACTTGGGACATATATTTGTACAGTTTTAGTATGGATGCAACACGTTTTTTTGAATGTGTGCATATTTACAGTTGCTGAGCTCAGTTTAACCAAACTTGTTCCTCCCTCAAATATATATTTGTCCTATTTTTACAGCAAGCTTCTTGGAACAAATTTGTCAGAAGCAATGACCAGGCTTGTTATGGCAGAGACAATAGGAGTTGCATGTTATAGTCTTGAGCTGTTTTCCATATTAATTAATCATATATATAGTCTTTATGATATACAATTATGATCTTCGATCGACATCCGATATATCTTATAATTCATATTTGTATGGGAATTATAGGATACTTTTATCCCGAAGTGTTATATGCATCAGTAGGATATCAGTTAATTCAATACGTTCTAAATGTCAGGGTTTTTATGCTTGAAAGAACTATTGAATCTGGAAATTCAGAAGAGCACACCGTAATAAAACTGGGAGAAATTGTACTCGGATACACAATAGCACACGCTGCTATGTATTTACGTGGTGCATGGCATAAGGCATAGCTTAATTTCACCCAGATTGGCAACTACGTAACGGATCATCAGAAACCAGCCATTTTTCATGTGAACTTCAAGATTATTACACAAGTTGCTGCACTTCGTAAACAATACAAGATGTGGAAGAGAAAATTGTCCACTGACAATCTCTTCTGACACTTTTTTATGAATGTTAAAGTCTGTTTCTCCGTCTCCCATGACAGTAGTACGCGATGCAAAATGCCCCTTACAAGAGAATGTAAGCGACGACCCTACATTCGTTATTTCGACTGTTTTTGCAGATAACAATGTCATATCACGACATATCTTTTGAAAGTCAAGTGAGGGCATTGTAATCCTCGTGCTAAATTCGGTGTCTGGTAGCTGAAGATCAGGCTCGTCACGGTCTAGTAGGTTGAGTTTATACTTGTTTATCTGCTTCTTCTCGCCATTTTCCATTAAAATTCCGAGTGAATTTGGGTCGTCTTTTTCTACATAAAAAGAAAGAGTATCATCATTTGTTGCAGTTCTGACAATTCTATAAAGATGGTCTGTATTAACACCAATTACGAACTTCGGAGTATCGTGATTATACGAATACTTTTCAAATTTATCTGCATAAAGGCGAAGGTGCACTAGAACAGTTCTAGTATTATCCATTGCAACCATGCGTATTCCATCCTTGTCAAAAAGAAGTGACATCTCAACTAGAATTGAACGCAAAGCTTCAATCAAAGTTCTAACAGCACCTGTCTGTACAGTTTTTGCTTCTACGCTGAACATTTATATGTATTAAAAGTGGTGCGTTTAAAAGCTAAGTTACTTAAAAAAGTTCCAGAATCCAACGTCTTCGGGAGTCCTTTTTGGCTCTTCTGAATCAGAGTCGGAACCCTTATATACGTTTTTCATAGTTGCATTCTTTTTTGCAGAAACAATGCGTCCGTTCTTATTCTTGATCAAATCATCCTTTTTAAGACCACCGGCCGTTTGCTCTGCTTTTCCATTCCACACCTGTCTCCGAGAACCACGCTTTAACGTTTTTGATGGCATTTATTTCTAAATTTGAAAATCGTTATCGACTTTTAAATTTAAAAATTGAATATTTAGCTCTACGCTTAGTTGGAGTACGCAAGACCACCCATACCCGACATAACACGGAGAACGTTGTAGTTGAGTGCATAAACCCGAACCTGAGCCGTGCGCGCTCCAAGTACCGTGTTGAGCGATACCGTGAGCTGGAGCGTAGCCTTGTCGATGCGCGAGAAGTTGCACGTGCCGGAAGGCTGGTGCTCCTCGGGGCGGAGGGCGAACGAGTAGCAGTTGATACCCGTCGAAGGCGTGCGGCTGTGGTGCTGGTAAGGCTGTACCTTGTCGAAGTACGAGCCCTCGCGCTCTACGAAGCGGTCCTGGCCGTTGAGCTGGAGCTTGCAAACCGATACGGGGTTGCCGCCCTCGCAGCGGACACCTGACCCAAGGATTACCTTGGCAAGGAGGTAGTTGACACCCGAGTCGAAGTTCGCGTCGGCACCAACCGTGCCCGTCGCCGTGGCACCGCCAACCGCGGTCGAGCTTGTCGAGAATGCACTCGTGGGGTTGCCGCCAAGAGCCATTGATCCCTGGGCGCTCGACGCCGTACCGCCAGCTCCGGCAAGAAGAGACGTGATGATACCATCCGTTGAGAAGTCATCCGAGTAGTTGAAGGGCTGCTGGCCACCGACAGCCGCAAGCCAGCTGGGGTATGAGCAGTCGACGAACGAGTCGCGCTGTACAACCCAGAGAAGCTCCTTGACGGGGTGGTTAAAGTTGAGCTGAACCTTGTTAGACGAGCTCGTGATTGACTCAGCGCCCGTGTACTGTACCTGCTCGATGAGGTACTCGTGGCTCTGCTGGGCGAAGCGGCGGCGCTCCTCCGTATCGAGGTAGACATAGTCAATGAAGAGCGAGGCAGCGGCAAGTGACTGGGCCGCTGGGCGAGTAGGTACACCAGACGCTGACGCGAACGTGCAGTTCTCCCACGTCTCGAAGTCTACGTTGATGCGAACCTCGTGGTACTGGAGGGCGATAAGAGGAATCGCTACACCAGGGTTGCGGCAGAACCAGAACTGAAGAGGAACGTATAGCGTCTTCGCGGGCGTACCAGCACGCGTTACGCACGACTGCGTAACTTCCGTGGCCGAGCACGTCGAATCAAGGGCAACGCCAGTCGATGTCTTGAGGAGAACAAGGTCGTGCGTGTTACCGATGAGCGAATCGAGCGCCGCAACTGAGCCGGCCTCTGTCGCAAGCTGCGTCCAGATCTGCATCCAGTCGCCATACTGACGGTCAATGCGCTGTCCACCGATTTCGAGCTCAACCTGGTTAACAAGGCGGTGGCCGATGTAGTTAACCCAGCGGAATGCATCAATCGAGTTACCGAGCTGGCTAGCCGATGAAACATCAATCTGGGGAAGAACAACCTGAACATACGTCTTGTACATAAGATCGGCGTTACGGTTGATAACAGCCGTTACACGCTTATTGAAGTCGGCCTGGCCGTTGAACGTTACCTCAATAGACTCCATCGCGAAGTTCGTGTGGCGCTTGTATAGAATCTTCCAGAACGTGATCTGGGGGTTACCTGAAATGTAGATATCCTGCGCACCATAAGATACAAGTTGCATTAAACCTCCACCCATTCTGTTGTTATGATATACTACAAGAAAGTTTTCTTAACCATTTTTCTACGACCGACCTCTAGATAAAAATATTTAGACTCCGTCCATGCACTTTGTCATCTTCGAGACGCAGCACACAACTAGCGGTATCATAACAAAACCACATGCAGCTCCAGTAAGAACACATGCGCCGGCGACAAAGAAGCCGGGGCTTAAAATTAGAGAAACTCCAATTGCTGTGACCGCACCCAAAAGAATGAGGAATGCCAATTCTTCTTTGTAATTGATTTTCCCCATTATGATCAAATGGATATACTTAGCATTCCCACCAGTAATCTACTATTAAATACGTTTTTACGTTCTTGTGTTCTCTTTGTATTCCTAGTTTTTGGATTAAAAATGTCATACTATAATGCATATTGGGCGGCGATTGTTCATGACACAATATCACTGAATCTAATTCGTTGAACCAAACCCCCCAGACCCTCGATTATCAAGTGGACGCGGGAGTTCATTCTCAGAATGCACAATCTGTACACGATTCCATGGAAGGAAGTCGTTACGGCAAATCTGAAATAGTCGGAATCCGTGATTCACAACAAAGTCTGGTTTGTTTGGACTGTGGTCGAGAATGTCTACCTTTGCCTTAACTTCGCCACGATATCCTGAATCAATAAGTCCAATAGAGTTAGAGAGTCGAAACGGCGTTGCACTGATAGAAGAACGAGGTACAAGAAGAGATGGAAGGGGGGTGTCGTTGCAATCTACTGCAGCAACCTTAACGCCCAGTTCAAAAGTGTGCATAGTGTTGTTAAGAGAGATATTTCCACCTAGCATCGGAAGATCAAATCCCGAATCAGTTGAACGGCGATTTGTCATATGCTCCAATAGCAGAACGCGAAGATTGGGATCAGCTGCATAGATGTAAAGAGTCATTTTAATTGTGAGAGCATAGGAATACATACATCCATTTTCAATGAACTTTGATACAACTGAAATAGTTTCTCTCGGTATTTGCATTAGCGTTATAATTGCTGTCGTCATTACACCAGTAGGATGTGCTATTCAAGCGGAGTGTTCGAGAATACTAAGAGAGCGGAATATGCAGCAAGGTATTGTACCGCCAATAGCTTCAGCGCCCGAAGAGGAGGAATACGACCCAATGTATAATCAACTGTAACAAATAACGGATTGAAGTGACCGTTGGTTATATATAGAGCTGACATATGCGAAAGACCAACCAGGAGAGGATTTGAATGTGTATACAAAACTGTTGCACATACAAGTAATGTTCCTAAATACTCAAGAAGAAGCATTATTATATTAATAGAATAATCATTTAATCCTTAAAAACATTTTTCATGTAAATGAAGACGTGTATCATCAGTGCAAACATAGGAGGTATTGATTCTTCAAGAACTCCTATATCAAATATGTTTCAGTACTCTGAGTTTCCACGAGCATTGCCACCTAGACTTCAGTCTAAGTATTTCAAGATGTGCTCCCATTGGCTTAAACCGGATTATGACGCTTATGTCTGGATAGACAGTTCTTTTGTAGTTCATGATGGAATCATTGATTGGATGATTAAACATATGGGAGATGCAGATTGTGCGTTTTTTGCACACTTGCACCGTAATTCAATTGTGGATGAAGCTAAGTTTGTTGAAGATCAAATGAAAGCAGGAAATCAATATTTACTGGCTAGATACTCTGGTGAGAAAATGACGGAGCAGGTTGATGAATATATAAAAGATGGGTTTCCACCAGAGTTTGGTCTTTACGGTGGTGGACTTTTTATACGCAAAAATACTCCTGCAGTGAATCATGCATTTGATCACTGGTATATTGAAAACACAAAGTGGACAATTCAAGACCAATTAAGTCTTCCTTATATACTTTGGAAACACAATCTAAAGTTCAAGGTAATTGACAAGCGAATGTTGTATTCTGGACCATTTCATTATTTTTCTAACCATGCACGAAATATTTAATTAAACCATCTTTGATTATCTCGAAATGCCTTATCGATATCTGAATAAGATGGTCGTTGAATCATTAAAGAAGGCACAACACAGTACCATTTATCTTTTGCCTGAAGATGCTTCCAGTATTGATCAATTGCATACATTGGGTAATTGTCGGTTCGCAAAAACCCGCTCAAACCTTCTTCAAAATTCTCAAGAAGTTTTGAATAGTATCCCGAGTGAACTATATACGCGGTAGTTGTCTGACCACTTGCAAGCTTGTAGTTAGAGTCTACACGCAAAAGTGTTCCTCCTAAAACAAGAACATCATAATCATGTTTGGAAATCTTTTCAAGGATTGCATAGCCACGATTAAACATATTCCACGTTGCATCATCTTCCACAACCATATAGTTTGGCCATCCTTGCTCGATTGCCATCTTTAGTACTGCAATATGGCTCATAGTGCATCCAGCAGCACCCTTCACATGTTTAATTGCATTGAATCTTTGTATCTTTTCGGCAGGTATATATTTCAACAGTTCAGATTCGACTTGGGCTTTCCTATCCAATCTGTGCTCTAAATTAATATATACAACTCTATCTACAAAATCAAACATATTATACTTTATGAGAACACATCTGTGTAATTCACATTTCTATTTTCAATATCGCTATAACTTGGTGTTTGAATGAAGAGAGACGGGGCTACAACGTACCAATTGTCAATCTTTTGAAGATTTTTCCAGTGCATGTCAATGGCAAACTTTTCTCTGCTTCCTGTCTTTTCGAGAGCAACTAGGGATTCTTTAAAGTTATCGAGTAATTTTTGAAAGTAGTGATTATTTACAAAATAAGCTGTGGTAGTTTGACAACTGTATAATTTATATGTTTCAGGACAAAAATTTGCATGTACCGAACCAAGTACAATAACATCAAACTGATTTTTTGCAAGGTTTTCAAATGTAGGAATCCCGGACCAAATAGAATTCCATCTTGCATCATCTTCAAGAATCATCACATTTTTCCATGAGTTTGCAATTGCCATTTCTAAAACTGCAATGTGGCTCTTTGTGCAACCTATGGCGCCATTAGAATCTGCGATTGCACTGAAACGTTGTATTTTATCTGGGTTCAGAACTGATATCTGAGTTTCAAAACCATACTTTCGGTCAGTTCTAGTGTCCAGATTGATATAAACACACTTGTCAATGAAATCAAGCATTTTTATTAAAAACCATTATTGTATTTTTAAACCAAGAAACGGATGCAGTGTTTCTCAAAATTTGGCTTTGTAGCGGATCATACGTGTAATTCATAAGGGAAATTTTGTTTATAACATAATCATTATTTTGACAGTTTACATGACCAAACCCACCTTGACCAATAATAGCCCACGATAGTACGAGAGTACCTCCCGGAACTATGTGCTTATCGATGTTGGCCAATAAAATGTCCTCGTATACTTTTGGAACATGTTCGCATACTTCAAGACAAGTGAGAAACTTTACGGGTGCAAGATTAAAGTTTGAAGTAAGATCAAGAGTGTGGCAGTTACGAATATAGTCTGTTATAGGATTTCCATCAAATCCAGATGCCTCAATCCCGTGATCTCTGAGATGATTTACATATTTTCCGGGACCACAGCCAAAGTCGTAGCATCTTTTTATATCTAGTTTTTTTGCAAGATCCAAAATGCTATTCGATAGCGCGGCATCGTAACAATGTTCATGTTCAAACTTAGTTCCCTCGATGTTCCAAAAACCAGTTTCAGAAATCATTTTTTATTTATAAGCCGTACTTATTTAAATAATAATCCAACCGGGAAGATGATAGTTTCCATCGTGAAAATTTTTTGGAAGCATTTTTTTAGGAAAAAAAATGCGTCTATTTGGGGTGAGATAAGCTCCCCACCATGAAAATGTCGAGTTTGCACAAATACCACCCTTTGCTTGTGACATTAAGTAAAGTGTATCTATTTCATTAGTTTTTACAATATGATATTTATGATTTCCTAGTATTTTGTTTACATGTGGTATATCGTTTGAAAAAACAACAAAGTTTTCACCTTCACATAATTCTATACACCTTTTATAATACTCGCCTAAGTCTATATAGTGGTGCGGATTATTTATATAGTCAGTGCCCCTAATATGTATAAAAAAACATTCTTTTATAAATGCATATTTCTCTACGCATGCAACATTAAAGCTTAATTTTGGTAAAACTATATCTCTGACTTCGTTTACAAATTTATAGTTCTGAAAGTATCCCTCCAACATGATATTACCAGGTCTAGATAATAATATTGTTTTCCAATCTTCATAAGGTCTAGATTTCTCTTCCTGTATACTTATGCTGTTATTAACTCTGAGATATTCTGATTTCCAGTTTTTAAAAATAGAGCTAAAGTAGTCTGCTGATGTATGATGAGTCGGAGGGGAAACGGGAGTAGAAATATATAGCTTTTTTTTAGAAATTTTAGATGCATATTCTAAAAATGCTATCTGAAATAGCTGATTTCCTAGACCACCGCATTGTTTAATTGATATCATTTTTCTTTTGTATATATATATATCTTTTATGCCTGTTTTTAGCGATTCAGACTGGGTACAGGAGGGACTAATACGTCAACCAAAGGTAAAAACTAATTTCTACTTTGACAAATTTTATACAGAAATAGACAAAAGTTCTCGGAATATTTTAGTGCAAGTAGAACCGGAAGTAATTATTAGGAACAACCACTTGTATTAGAAAAAATATATCGGTATTCTATTATAATTATGTATGACATAGTAACACTGCTCGGGCCATGTGATATAGACCACTTTAAAAAAAACATAAAAACTACACTAAGTTCCTTAAAAAACTACAAAAATGTATATATAATTTCATATGATCCTACCATATCAATAGATAATTGCATAACAGTAGACGAAGCTGTTTTTCCCTTTAAATTTGCAGATGTAGAACAAGTTACGGGAAAATTTAGAGCAGGTTGGTATCTACAACAATTAATTAAGTTATACTCCTGCTTTGTTCTGAAACTTGATAACTTTTTGATAATCGATGCAGATACAGTTATACTAAAAGATATTGATTTTTTTAAAGATTATAAGCTAAATTTTAATACAAGCACTGAATATCATCTTCCATATTTTGTACATATAAAGTATCTTATTCCAGATTTGGATAAACAGGCCGTGCCATCGGGGATATGCCATTTAATGCCGATGAAAAGACACCTAGTAGAATCTCTATTTGAAAAAATAGAGTCTCAACATTCAGATTACTTATGGAAAGTAATGCTTAGGTATGTCGATCCCAAACATTACAGAGGATCTGGAATGAGTGAATACGAATTGTTTTTTAATTTCTGTTTAAAGTTTCACTCCAACGAGATCGTTATACGAAATTTGAATTGGAAAAATATCAGTAATATGGGTCAAGCAACACCTGATCTGAGTTATGTTTCTGTGCATTGGTATATGCGATAATCATTTCTCTTAAAAAAGTAAATGATAGTGAACCTGCTAACTTACAATCGAAGTGATATTTTGAAAGAAAGCATGGACTCCCTTGCAAAACATGTTACACCTGAAATATTACATGTAATCGACGATTGTTCAACAGAGAATACTGAAGATATTCTTATGAAATATCAGTTAAACATGTGTTTTAATCAAAATAAAATTAATTTAGGGGTACAAGCAAATAATAAGGGCCGCTTAAACAACATGTTGTATGATCATGAAGAATTTGTATATCTTACAGATTCAGATGTGTTATATTCTTCAAAATTTGAATCAGAGTTGCAAAAACTTAAATCTGTAATGGAAAGAGATAAGACTATTTTAGTTGGAACATTATTTAACTGTACAACCCGGGGTCATTCGAATTCAATTATAAGAAATTATAATGAAGATTATGTCGTTAAAAAAACATGCGGAGGTGTGTCAATGCTTATTCGAGTAGAAGATTTTAAGAATGCTATTGAAAGGTATTCAAATATTGATTGGGATTGGGCGGTCGGATTTTATGCAGATTATACTAATAAAAAAATAATAGCAACTAAACAAAGTTTTATAGAACATATAGGAATTATTGGAGTTAATTCAGCATGGAACGATTACGATAAAGCTACAGATTTTGTATTGTAGTAAAATAAATGGTATTTTTGAAAAACAGTATTCTTACTTTTCATATCTTAATTCTAAATAATTTTCATTGCTAAACTGCGTTTTTTTCTATAAAAAAAATTGAAAACATTAATAAATGGATTACATACCAAAATTTGATGTTACAGATGATGTCATTTTTAATAAGATAGATCTAACAATTCATGAGCAAACTTTTGTTCGCGGAAAGCCAAAAAAATATTTATTATATACAATTGATATATTTAATAAATTTACGAATGCAAAAAAAATTATAGAAGTTGGATCTATTCGAAGCTCAATGAGACATTCAATTGAAGATTTCATTCCCAGGTGTTGCAATGACGGACATTCTACCTATTTCTGGGATCATTATACGGCCGCCGATATTTATACTGTAGACATATCTGAGAACTGTAAAAATATAATAACAAAAGATGAACGTCTAAAGAGGACATCTGCAACAACAGACGATGCTATTAATTTTCTTAAGCAAGTAGACTTTGACGTTGATCTTTTATTCTTAGATGCATGGGATGTAATACCGGGCACCAAGTATGCTGAAAAACATTTAGAGGCATATCAAACCATACGAAATAAACTTTCTTATCGCTGTCTTGTTTTGATAGATGATACTGACATTGCAAACGGTGGAAAGGGACAGTTAGTTATTCCTGCTTTATTTGCAGATGGTTTTGTTCAATTAACATCTGGAAGACAGAGTTTATTTTACAGAAGTTAATAAACTATTCAAATACTAGCCGTGGAACGATGTGCATTGCTTCTAGCTCCTGGCACCACAATTTCATTGCGTATGGAATTGTCTTCATTTCAAACTCGGTACGTACTCCGCAAGTTCCGCATTCGTAGAGAGATGCTTCCTTGTTGACAACAGCAAGTACTCCACAATTCTTACAGAATCCAGTTCGGAATGGATCGCTGACATCCATTAGACGTTCCTTGGTAAACATAGATGCACCGTGACTGAGCATACAGTCGCGTTCCATCTCTCCAACACGCAGACCACCGTCGCGCGACCGCCCCTCACATGGCTGACGAGTGAGTGATACAATAGGACCCTTAGCACGCGAATGCTTCTTGTCTGAAACCATGTGCTTTAGGCGTTGATAAAACGTCGGGCCCATAAAGATTTCAGCTTCCATCATTTCACCAGTTTGGCCATTATAGAGAAGCTCATTTCCATATGGATGCATTCCTAGTTCAAGCATGTGTTTGCGAAGATCCTCAATCTTTAGATGTGAATATGGAGTTCCATCTCCCAAATTTCCCTTCATGGTACATACCTTTCCAAACATTGTTTCCATAAGCTGTGCAATCGTCATTCGTGATGGAACTGCGTGAGGATTCATGATGATGTCTGGGCGAAGACCAGATGAAGTAAACGGCATATCTTCCTCATTCAGAATAATTCCACAAGTACCTTTCTGTCCGTGACGCGAACTGACCTTATCACCGATCTCAGGAACTCGCTCTGAAACTGCACGCACCTTTACAAATGGGTAACCATCCGAATTCTTGTCCTGCCATACACCATCTACGCGGCAATCTTCTGCATTCTTGTGAGTAGTGGATGAATCACGATAAGCGTATCCGTGAACATCCTGTTTGATATTTGTTACCTTTCCGATGATGATGTCATTCTCCTTGATAATCGAATTCACAATTGGAATACCATTCTCACCAAGAGAATTGTAAGATGAGTTCTTGTAACCCTTGGTATTTCCACGGTTAGGTTTCATGAACTTCTCCTCCTTACCTGATGCAACATTGCGGTGTTCCTCGTCCTTATAGATAGTATAATACAGAGACCGAAACAACCCCCGATCAAGTGCACCCTTGTTCAGAATGACTGAATCTTCCTGATTATATCCTGAATAGATTCCAATAGCTACAATAGCGTTGTAACCAAAAGGCATCTCGTGTGTCTTTAGAATATTCATCATACGTGTCTCAACAAACGGACGCATGGGTGAACAGAGAACATAACCGTTCTTGTCAAGGCGTTTTGCATAATTCTTTGCATAGATTCCCATCGCCTGCTTACCCATAGCAGATTGATATGTATTGCGCGGTGACTGATTATGATCACTCATTGGAATCGTCGACGCCATATGCCCGAGCATTAGCGTTGGATGGATCTCGCAGTGTGTATGAATTGGCTTAACATCACCTGGAAACATTGCAACACGAATCGTGTCTGATTCTAGTGGATCAATATACTCAACATTTGAGCGGATCCACTCGTTCCACTCAGTTCGAATCTTAGGGGGCTCGTCAATCTTACCATTATTTACTCGGAACAGTGGACGAACAATACGTCCACCATCGGTCTCAATTGACAAATCTAGTTGTGTAACATTCCATGTAATACTTGAGTGTGGGTGAATGGTAAAGTTGCGCTTAGCCTCCTTCATAATATTGCAAACCATAGTTGGCTTCTCAGTGTATGCAACAATTACGCCATTCACTGAAATTGGAATTCCAGAATACTCTCGTGCAGTGGTAATCCAGGTGATTCCTGGAATACTCTCTAGTTGCTTGAGAACAATCAGCGATGGCGTGTGCTGACTTACTGAAGTCATCATCGACATTGACTTTACAATACCAACTGAATGACCTTCTGGAGTCTCTACAGGACATACAAATCCCCAAGACGTGCCGTGCAACTTGCGTGGTGCAAGAAGCTTGCCGGATTTCTCGACCGGAGTTTGAATCCGACGAAGATGTGATACAGTTGCTAGATACGATAGACGATTCAGTACCTGTGAAACACCAACCTTTGTTGCATTTGAAGCAGTAGAATTTGACGGACCAAGGCCCTGGACCGCAAAGTTACCCGTAGCAAGTGCCTGCTTCAGCTTTCCCTCGATAGTAGATACCTTGAGAATCTTATAAAGATTGTTGATATTCAGAACTTCCAGAGGGCGTGGCTTATCACCCTTCTTCCAGTTATCGTTATTCACCTCGTGCACAAACTTCCCTCGAATATCTTTACAGACCTTCTGAAATAGCTGGCGAAAGAGATGGGTAAGAAGAGCACCTGTTGTTACAACTCGCTTATTGGGATAAGCATCGCGATCGTCTAGTGATACTTTGCCCTGAACAGTTAGAATAAGACGCCGAATCATTCGAGCCATGAGAATACACTTGCGAGACTCGAGAGTCTCTCGCGGTGATTTATCAGCTGCAAACTTCACATGAGGAAGAAATTCACTGTCAAGCAGAATGCGAACGTATTCCTTCTTGTCTTCCATCGTGGTTCCATACTGCAGCTGGTGAGAAAGATATTCTACGGCATCGATACGATTGTAAACTTTGATGTCACAGCACTCACGAAACGATGCAACTAGCGTTTCATATTGTTCGGTATTGTCACCCCACACTAGACGTGCAATCTGCTCATCTGTCTCAATCCCCATCGCACGAAACATTACCATGACAGGCAGATCCTCTCGAAACCGAGGAAGATTCAAGCTCATGGGAACACCAAATCCATTGAACTTAGTGCTCATACGGATTTCAAGCTTCTTTGGAGGCATTGTAAATGATTCGTGCAGAGATTTCAGTTCTACTGAATGAGAATACTTAGTTGCAGTTTTCTTGCTGGTGAATACCATGATTCGATTGTCTGCAACCTTCTCTTGGCAAAGAATAGTGCGCTCTGAACCATGGATGATAAAGTATCCAAACGGATCGTTAGGGCACTCACCGAGTTCCTGGAAGGACATTGGATAATCCTTCATGATGCAAAGCGATGAGCCTAGCATGACTGGGATCTTTCCAAGTGAAATTCCCTCAAATACACGAGACTGTTCCTCATGGTACTCAAGGTTCTCTCCCATATAAGCACGCGTTACAAATCTGACATCAGAGAACATCTGTGCTGCATATGTAAAATTGCGAAGTCGCGCTTCCTGAGGGAACATTGGCTTAATCCGCCCAGTAGCTTCCTGAATGCGGGGTTTCATATACGTGATATTCTCAAATGAAAGTCGAAATTCATATTTATACTTCTTCGTCTTTTCGTCCTGATCGTGCCACACTACAATTGGTGCAGTTGAGGATACAATCAGAGGAAGCTTATTCCGGATAAAATCTTCGAACGACTCAATCTGGTGCTCTACCAGCTTCTGTGCACCCTGCTTAGCATAGAATGAGTTAATTGCTTCCCACTCCATGATATTTGATGCAGCTTCATCTTAAAACTATTATTCATTCGTTTTTAATAAGAGAATGAGTGACGAAAAAAAGATATTCATAACTAAAGTTGGTGGAGAGACTGTAAAACCACTTAGAAAAACTGTAAAGCATTCTCCCGGTCACAAAACAAAAAAGGCTACAAAAAGTATTCTGAAAATAAAGGGTGTTCGAGACCCGGCAAAGGCGCCTCCTCTTAAACGTGGAATGCGTAACCATACTATCCGAGTACTGACTGATAAAGGTATTCGCAAGCACAAAAAAACTGTCGGCCGTAAGCTTTCAAAGCTGAGCGACAGCAAAGTTAAAGAAATTGTTACAAATGCAGGACTTGTAAAAAATGACAAAACACCACCTGGAATTTCGAGAGCTATATTAAACAACGCAGTTTCTGCTGGTTTCCTTTCTCTGTGAATTATAACGTCACATGACTAAATTATGGGGGCCTATGGGATGGATGACACTACATTCAGCTAGTGTCATCTATCCGGACAATCCGACGGAAGAAGAGAAGCAGTTGATGAATAGATTTCTCGATCTTTTTGCAGAAACAATTACATGCCAACACTGTCAGATGCATTTTACACGGATGCTGTTAATGTACCGAAACAGTAATCCGGAATTTTTGAATTCCAAGAGAGATTTCTTTCTTTTTGTAGCACGTGCACACAACACCGTAAATAAACGCCTGGATAAGCCGTCGCCACAGACTGTAAGTGAATGTCTTGAAACATTAAGAATGTTAACTGCAAATAACTCTCCGAGAACATTCCGAGAAAACTATATTGTCTATTTAATTCGAAACTGGGCCCATGAAATGACAGGTGACGCAATGATTCTAAAAGCGAAGTCTCTAGAACTTCAGAAAATAAATGATTCTTATCTAAATCAGAGAGATATCGATTTCAATTTGACAATAGAAGAGGGCGATGTTTTAAGAGAGATAGCAGTTGTTCCAATTGCAAAATCTTCCCTTGGATTCAATTTTAAATGGGAGAATGTTGGTCCTGTGGGGTTTCAATCAGGCAAACTGAGGTTAAATCGTAAGTAGGACTCCAAGGAAGAGAGATTCGAGGCTTCATTTCCCATTCATAATTTTTCATCCAGGTATTTCTAGTTTCTGTATATATTTCATCTACATACATGACCTTCTTTTTAGCTTTATGTAATGACTTTGAAGGAAGAATAAATGAAAGCTGATCTTTAATTTTATAATTCAAGCCACATTCCTTTAGTGAAGCGCTTGTTGGATATTCAATCATCTGTCCAACAAGCGGAGCATCCGGGTATGGATAATACCACCCCCAGTCTAAAACCTCATTATTTTTAAAATAGTGCATTGTCCATTCAAACGTTTTCCAGAATGATTCTACAACAGGTTCTATATTTCGAACTCCATCGAGAATGTGTATGTTATATTTGTAGTGGATTGAGGTCAGATCCTTACCTACGATTCCTCTTTCTTCTGGGCGTTTTCTAAGCTTAACTCTCTCAACCAGAGTTTCTGTTTCAATTTTTGAAGCAGCTTCTATAAATAATCGTCTTCCTTCTGAGGTTAAAAGGTTGGGATTGCCAGAATCTTTATATATTTCAAGTGCTCTTGCATAACCACCTTCTCGCAAAGAAAACATTCCAATATTTGGCATAAAATCATTGCCAAAGCACATTACACACAATGCAAGATATTGCTCCATATCCATAGGAATTGCATCGAGAACTCTCCAGATTGAAAGAGTTGAAAACTCAGCATGTTTCAGTCTGGGATCATTAAATTCAGAACTTTCTCTTAGAAGCCAAAACGAATGACTATCTGAAAGATGGTAGTTGTATAATGATAAAAGAATAAGATCTGCGTCAAGACCGTAAATACATACTTTTTTTCTATTATTTGGAGCTAAATTGCGAATCAACTGAAAAAGTTTATGCTCCCCTTCACCAGGGTGTTGCGTTGGAGAAAGCGTTACGTTCGGAAACTGTGCTATGATTGCATTCTCTAGTTGACGCATATACGGAGTATCCGGAGAGATCTGATTCCTGTCAAATGCTCCCGTACTATCCTTCTCTCGAAATCTCCGGTATCTTTGTTGGACAATCTTTCCGTATGGCACCAAACCATCAAATGCTATTATAGTGTGTTTTGCTACACATAAATCTGTAAGAATGTGTTCCAATGCATCGAGAACTGAAGTAATTGGATGTTCGTCGACAAGATAGCGATGAATTAAACAATTAAAATCAATGCCAAGAACGTCAACTTCCATCTTTTTAACTACTGACGTTATACCAGCATGGTTCTTTAGAAGAGTTGCAAAATAAAAGGGTATGCCCATTACTATGTTAATCGGTGATCCTGAAAACTCTTGGTTATTTAACAAATGTGGTGGGTATACTTGATTTGCTTCCTGGTAGCCCTGGCCCTTATGTTTGCAAAAAATATGCCCGCAAGCTCTGGCTGTTCATCTTGTCCAAATAAAACGGAAAAACTGGACTAGCCATGCTAGTCCGTTCCCACATGGGCATCAGTACGCATCTCCGTCGATGCGCTCGATACCACACTCGCTGCACTTGCGCACAGCAGAGTATGTCATGTCTCCGCCAATCATCCGCATGATTTCGCCGATCCACTCCATGATGCCCGGGCACCCACTCGTGTGCTGGCACATTTTTCCTTTTCTCTCTTTGGCGCTTTTGCTTGTATTGAGCTAGCACCTTGACAAACCTCTCTTCTGTATTTATAAAATCCGTTTTTAATACTAAATGTCTGAAGGAAAGTGTGGTGCAGGAAGACGTCATACTCGTCGTTATTGGAAAACGCATGGCATAGGGGAACTGAAACAAGGGGACTTAACAAAGCGCGGTTATTCTACATCTAAGGGAAAGACGGCTCGCCACCGTGCATTGAGAAAGACGGTAAAGGCATTAGGAGCTGTTTCTACATTTCGTAAACTGAATGCAGTTGCAACGTTCACAAAACGAACATCTAAGGGTAAATCTAGAACATTCAGAGCCGATCGTAATTGGGTAAGAAAAACTTTCATGAAGAAGTGAGTTTTCTATCAATATTTACACGTTATGAATTAATCTCTCTGGACACTAATAAAATGTGGAAGTATCTTCTTTTGACAGCCCTGACGTTCTACGTTCTCTCGCCCGGAGTCCTGTTTGTCCTCCCATCGGTTGGACCCGTACCCTCCCTTGCTCTGCATGCGGTATTATTTGCAGTAGTCCATAAGTATACGCACAAGTTTGCCTACGCGTAAGGAAGTAATTCTAAAGACATTATAAATGTCGAAGTGGTTTGTAATTAATATTTTCCTCTTCGCCCTTCTCTCACCCGGAGTTCTTGGAACTCTTCCAGGATCAAAAGTCGTATCAACTCTTTTGCATGCAGTTTTATTCGCAGCGGTTCACTGTGCTATGAGATACTACGTTGTTCTTGAATTTTTTGAGAATCCAGACTCTAGAATAAATCCGGCATGCCCTCCAAATTCGGTACCAACTGCAAGTGGCGATTGCAGATTGGCGACCGACAGATATGGGCTTCAATAAAAATGGATTTTTAATCATTGTAAAAGAACATTTACAAAATGCGTTCCATCCCCAAGCCAATCCGCAAGGTAATCCTTGCAGAGCAGGGTGGAAAGTGTGCGGGCACTATCCCGTGGTACAAGTGCCCTCTTCGTAACTATAAGCTCCGTCTTGATGAATGTCAGACGGATCATATTGTGGAGTATGCACTTACCCGCGACAATCGCCGCGAAAATCTGCAGGTATTGTGTCACATGTGTCACGCAATCAAGACTCTGCGATTCAATCGCAAAAATATGACGGGTCGTATTCGATTCAGCTCTGAAGAGAAGTCTTTTCTTCGGAGTTAAGTATTTTTAAATTCCAGACGCATTTTCTGGATAACGAGTACTTATAAAGAATACAGCATGTGTTAGACCTTCGGCCTTTAATTCAGTGCACCAATAGGATGCTTCTTCAAGACATTCATACGAGTCTATAACAACTGGATCCAAATTTGTCCATTTGCCAACTAGGTAATACAGCATATTTATATTATAGAAGAATCGTTTCTACTACAATACCATACTGGTCTATTTTTTCAACTTTTGTATGGTAGTATGGTTTCTTTGGAGGTTCTTTCTTTTCTGGGCTTAGTGTATAATTTAAATCTTTAAAATCTAAAATTGTCTCCAAACGTTTATCGTGTTTCTTATAGGTTCTATACATTCTTTTCTGTGCAGGCGTTTTTCTTTTTATACGTTCTATCAAAGTTCCTATCCTGATTGCTTCGTATATCAGTTCTGCAAAATATGGCTCCGATCTATTTTCTGAAGTTACTTCTTCTGTACATCTGATATACCTGTTTACTAAGTAACTCATTGAAGGAGCAGATTTTACCGCTATTATTGATTGAGTAATAGGTAGTGGCTGTATCTTACGTCGAGGGCACATTTGTTTCTTCAGTGCAAAATACGGCGGCGGCGCGTAGAGCGTTTTTTGTGATTGCGTTTACGAGTTCTTCTCCCTCCGTATGCGTTTCCCATTGCTGAAGTAGGAGTTCCCTCAGAAAAAACTTGTACTCCCTTTTTTGGTTTGTTTTTTTTATTTTTGTCACATTCGTCAACCTTATCCTGATATTTTTTGATTTCTTTTAATATTTGAGCCTTATTTGATTCCATCGCACCAGCTTCCTTACCCTTCCACTCTGCGAGTTTCGTTCTAGCGGTTTCACATGGATCGGGCATTTGTAAAACAACAAAGAATATTAAAAAATTGGAGGCAATTAGCCTCGAATCAGTGGTGGCATGTCTGCATATTCGGCCTCAATGATCTGATGCCGACCGGCGCTATCAAAGCGACGTACAAAGTATACCTTGCAATGTGAATTATACATAGCCTCTACCATCCAAGGGTTATTTCCAAACATATAAATCTGAACAACTCCCAGATTATCCCACTGTTCTACAGTGCCGAAGAGATGGGGAAGATTGCTTAGAACCTGGTTTCGAATATTTTCCTCCATAAGGCTGGCACGATAGTCTAGATTACCGTAAGTATTGAAGATGGTGCGTCCATTAATAGCGAGTGCATGGCAATCTGCCTGAATGTATTCCCTCATATCCGCAATGAAATTAAGATAGTCGTTGTTGTCACTTACATTGACGCCATAGTTTCGGAACCCCTCGTTTACAATATTGCAAACCGGGAGCATTTTAATGAAAAATAGGTAATAACCTTCTAATTCCGTTTTACTCTTCCTCCTCATCATCTGAAGAGACAGATGCTCCAACGCGAACCCGGTCAGGGTTGCGAACATTCTCTACTCCAACAGACCAGCGAATACGCGACCAAACGCGAGATGCAGGCTTCTCAAATGAGAGAATGCTATATGCAACTGGATCACGACGACAGCGAACAATATAGTCCACCCACATCTGCGAATCCTTTTCCCAGTCAGAGTCTGGCTGGCGCATAGTATACAGGATATAACCGGTAAATGCACCAACAGCCCATTGCTTCTTTCGATCCTGTAGCCCCACTGGGCACTGCTCGTCTGCACGAGAATATACCTCGAGAAGCTTATCAAACCGTTCGTTTACAAGCATCTCGTCCAACGGACGAGCCAGCTCTTCGCCGAGAGCGATATAGCTCGTTGTGATTAGATCGTCACATGGAAGATTCAAACCAGCTGCAATTGCAACTGCGTTTGTGAGGACAGTAAACCCTGCCGTCTCCTTCCGCTTGCCCCAAACAAGTTCAGAGCGAGGATCGTCGACAATGCGACGAGCCAGCTTTACCAGTGGCATTCCACTACACGCATTAAAGCGCTGGCCATTAGTCAGAGGAATTCCGTCCTGGAGCCTCTGAAACAGGCTAATCCGATCCTCGCGAGACACATTCTCAAGTGTGCACACTGTGAACGGATAATTTTCAATCTTGCTTTTGTCAAACACCGATAGCTCAGCAAATGCGAGCTTGTTGTACTTAACGTCCGTAGACTCGCCGTTGATATATCGCATGACTGTCAGCCAGCGCTGCTGGCCGTCTTCAATCCACTTCTTCAGCTGCCCACCTGATACCTCCTGGTAGAAGATGAGTGCATGAGTCGGAAGACCCTTCATAATAGTGTCAATAAATCCTTCCGCAGTCCGCTGCTTCCAAATATATGGGCGCTGGTGAATGGGAATGTCAATCGACTTGTCATTGAAGAGATCGCGAACGCTACGCTGTGATACGGCGAACGGCATTTTAAAGTTAAACCGGATCTGAGATGCAAAATCCATTTTTAAAAATGGAAGTAATCGAGGATATATTAGAAAGCTATAAATGCCGAGGCCTGATTACAATCACCCTCGTTGGCCTTCTCCGTGTGCACGTCTGGTAGCTATTAAACTTGAACTTGACTATGTGAATGGACAGAAAATCAAACGTCTTACTCACCAACAGGCTCTGGAACTTCTATCAAAGAAAGCAAAGAAGACGGTTCCAGAATTTCTTGCACTAACGAAGGATGCTGCTCTGATTGCAGTGGGTTCCTATCAAGACATTGGGTTTCGCAAGATTCCCATTCATCCCTTGTATCCAAACAGATATGACTGGACATAGAAAACGGAAAGTATGACTTCTACATTTTTAAATGTAAAATGGCTAAGACTCTCGAGAATTTAAGACTTATCTTAGGTGAAATGTCCAAGCAAACGGTTCTTCTTGAAGAAATTGCTGGCCCTATTCGTAAACATAATTACGAGAATAGCCGATGTTTAAATACACTGGACGAAGTTGCTAAGCTGCGTGAAATTAGGTTTACTTTTGAAGATAATGTTGCAAGTGCTCGCGAGGCATCGGCAGGGGCGGGTGTCATTCTTGCACACGAGAATGAACTTCGAGTATTTATTATCGATAGTACTATCTTGCTTAGCAATCGTGAAACATGCCCTCGAGTAAGTTATGTTGAAGAATTCTCGAAACCAAGAGGACAACGAGTAAAGTGTTCTTTCCACATGTAATCAAAATGGATTTTTAATTATGAAACCGCACAATGAATAAAATGAGCACTATTTACGATGTGCATCCGGGCAAGTACGTAATTGGGTGCCCGTATGACGAGATGTACGACAGTGTTTATCGCGCTGTCATTGTACCTATGCAGGACGGACTTTATCATCAGGACACTAACTTGATTATCGTCAAGACTTATGAACAGTTTGACTACTTTGGAGTCAACCGAGGCAAGGATGAGTCTTATATCATTGATCGGCCGGAAGACAGCAAGCTCGCACTCATGAGTGCTACATATGTAACTCCTGAGTTCCAGCACTGGACGTTTCTCTGCGAAAAGCCCTC